AATCCATATGGAAACAATACTGGAGATTGCGTTATTAGAGCATTGACGTTGGCTTTTGGAAAAAACTGGGATGATGTTTATAGCATGTTGGCAGAATTCGGATTTAAAAACAAGCTGATGCCATCATCCAATGAAAATTGGCCTGCGTTATTACGAAAGTCTGGTTTCATGAGATACATTATCCCAAATGAATGTCCAGATTGCTACACTGTTAGAGATTTTTGTAGAGACCATCCTAAAGGACTTTATGTTTTAGCCACCGGAACACACGTTATTACTGTTATCGATGGCGATTACTATGATTCTTGGGATAGTGGAAACAAAATCCCTTTATATTACTTTAAGAAAGAAGGTAAATGATTATGGTGCGGTACAATCAGTCCTTACAAGGAGCTTATTACCCTCAACAGAATTTCAATTCGCCTATTTGTGCTTACGTGCAAGGTGAAGCAGCTGCCAAAGCTTATCCAGTTGCTCCCGGTCAGTTCGCTGTGTTAATTGATACAGAACTTCCGGTGATATATACAAAGACAACTGACCAGTTTGGCAGACCATTGCCAGTTAGAATTCTCGATTATGTAGAGAGAGTCGATAATTCTCCTGAACAAGTTAATAATTATGTAAGCAAATCTGACTTTGATAATTTCAAGAATGAGATTAAGGAAATGTTGAAGCCTAGGCAGAATAATTACAAGAATCAATCTGCTAAGGAGGACAGACAATGAGCAGTCCGATATTTCAGCAGTTTCAACAAAGACCTAATATGCTTACAATGCTGTCTCAACTAAAGCAAGATCCGGTTGCTATGTTGAGTACTAAATATAGTGTACCACAAGGTATGACCAATCCCAATGAGATACTTCAACATCTGCTAACAACAGGTCAAGTAACTCAGGATCAAGTCAATAGAATTATGCAAATGCAAAATTTCATGAGATAACAACTTAATATTTAAGCACTACGCACCATTCGCACCATTCCGCACCTCCAAACAAGTTTCTATTTGTTGCGCAACAATAGAGAAATACTTTAAAAGGAGGAACTGAAATGGTTTCTAATGGAACAGACAACATGGTTATGCCTGTGGCTCCTATGTATGGCGGCTACAACGGATGTAACGGCAACGGCTTCGGCTGGGGCGGAGATTGGGCTTGGATTATTCTCCTTCTTCTCCTTGGCGGTAATGGTTGGGGCAATGGCTTTGGTGGCGGTTATGGCGCTGACGGAGTAATGCCCTATCTCTGGAACACGCAGACGCAGAATGATGTTAACCGCGGATTTGATAACTCAGGTTTGTCAAGTCAGCTTAGCGGAATCCAGTCTGCTATCACCTCTGGCTTTGCAAATGCTGAAGTTGCTAGATGTAATGGAATTATTGACTCTATGAACCAGAGATTTACTGATACTCAGTTCATTGGTCAGAACATTAACACTCTTTCTGCTCAGCTCGCTCAGTGCTGTGCTGACAACCGTCTCGCTACAGCTAACCTTGGCGCTACAATTGCTAGCGAAGCCTGCGACACAAGAACAACTGATACACAGAATACTCAGCTGCTTCTTAACGCAATTAACGGTGGTATTCAGTCTATTAAAGACCAGATGTGCAACGACAAGATCGACTCTAAGAATGAGAAGATTGCAGATCTTGAGAGACAGCTTACTGCTGCTCAGAGCAACGCGTTCATTCAGAAGGGTCTTACTGATGAAGTTGACGCACTCTATAATAGGCTTTCTAACTGCCCTGTACCGTCAACTCCTGTCTATGGTAGAACGCCTATCTTTACTTGCAACAACAATTGTGGTTGCGGCTAAGTGAGGTGACCGCTATGGCAGATTATTTGACAAGAGATACAGTTGAATCTGTTGCTCTTAATACTGCTATTCCATTTCTCGATCTTAATCCGTGTCCAAATGGTAACGTAATCCATCAAAATGGATCTGGAATTTTTATTCTCAGAGGCAAAGGTGAATGTGTATCTACATATGATGTAGAATTCACTGGCAATATTGCCATTCCTACTGGTGGTACTGTCGGCCCTATCGCGACAGCAGTTGTTATTTCTGGAGAAACTCAGCAGGGTAGTAGATCCATTCTTACTCCTGCCGCAGTTGACGAGTATGGTAATGTAACAAGCAGAGCAACAATCGATGTACCTAGATGCTGCTGCATAACGGCATCTGTAGAGTATGTCAGCGGTGTAACTGATGGCACAACTACGCCAACTCCTTCTATAAATATTATAGATGGAAGCGTCTCTATTAAGAAGAGACAATCTTAAGAAAGGAGGAGGCATAGATGCATATTATTTACAAGATTAAAGATAGAATGGAAGACGAGCTCAAGGAACTTTGTAAGAAAGAGACTTGGACCGGTAACGAAGTAGCCCTTATTGGTGAAATGATCGATGTTGTAAAAGACATTGAAACAGTAGAAGCGATGAAAGAATATGAACCAGAAGATTGGATGAGAGGTTATTCACGCGGATACGATGAGGACTACTCAATGACTCGTGCTTCATACGACAGATACAGAGAACCTAACTCTTATGCTAGAGGAAGGGACATGATGGGTCGTTATACGAGTCGTGATGATGGTAAACAGGAAATGATTGATCATCTTAACAAAATGATGATGAATGCACGTACTCCAGAGGAGCGTGAAAGCTACCGCAGCGCGATTGAGCATATGAGTCGAAACTAACAACTAAATAATCAAGTTTTGTAGGTGGCGGAATAGGTAGACGCGCCTCAGAGTTCTTTTCACGTATGAGAACACGTTTCATAAAACAGGAGCTGGTGTTTCCTATTAGATTAGGTTGAAACCGGGTTAACGTGTGCGAGATAATCGTTATGCTGTAAGGTGCAAATCCTTACCCTACAAAACTTTTTAGTTGCTTTTAGTGAGAGCAGTATAGCAAAGTTGTGGCTAATTATGGTGCGGGCCATGCTCCTTTCAAGTTGTGTCAGGTTTTAAGTGCTTACATGACACAAGCTGTACTGCTTTCTCTAAAGGCAACTAAAATGAAAGGTAAAAAGATTGGAAGTGACTTTATATGGCTAAAAGAAACATTAAAAAAGTTCCTGACGATCAGCCTGAGATTAAAAGTCCTCCTGTCATGACACCTGAAGCGAGGGAAAACCAACTGATATCTTTGGCTATCGATCTCGCGGAACAACAACTTAGAAATGGAACGGCTTCGAGCCAAGTTATTACACATTATTTAAAACTTGGTTCGAGTAAGGAAAAACTTGAGAAGGAGATATTACAAGAGCAGAAAAAACTTGTTGTTGCTAAAACTTCTGCTATTGAATCTCAGGAAAGAATTGATGAACTTTACGCAGGAGCTATTGCAGCTATGCGTAGTTATAATGGACAAAGTGAGGATTCTGGTGATGTTTGAATATCCTACTTATCTAATTCATTATGGAACACTCGGACAAAAGTGGGGTGTTCGAAAGTATCAGAATGAAGATGGTACTTGGACTGAGGAAGGCCTTAGAAGAAGACGTAAAGAACAAACAGATTTGTATAAATCTGTCAAAGAAGATTTAAAAAAGACATATTTTGATAAAAATCAAAAACAAACTTTGAATTCATATAAAAGCATTATTCAAGATTCAATAAGAAGTAGTAATTTAAAAAAGTTATCTAAAAATAACGAAGAGTTTGAAAAAGAATTGGATAGAGTATCTACTTTAGTATCAGGAAAATATGCAAATAAAAAAATAAAAGACTTAGAGTTTAATGAATCATATAAAGATTTTGTTAAAGATATGATAAAAAATACTGTATATGAAGATATAGAAAGAGAAGAGAGACAGAAAAAAGAATTAGCTGATTTGCCAAATAAGATTAATAGGTTGAAAAAAGAAGATTTATTGTCAGAAGAAAGGTATTGGGATATACGCCTTAAGAATAGATCTTTATCTGACGATGAAATTTTTAGTAAAGATACTAGATTAAGAGAAGCAGCTGATACTGGTCTAAAAGCATTAGAAAAAACAAGAGGTATGGACTATGACGATCCATCCAAGGGGATACAGAATAGTGATAGATGGTGGTTTATTTGCGAAGATCAAACAATCGGTCTTGCTACTGTTGCTGATTTAGCAAATAAAGGAAAAACTGAGAATCAAATAAAGAAAATAATAGATGACTGTTCTAGTGTATATCGTAATACTGATTATGAAGACCAAGATAAAACCGGTCTGAAATTCAATAAAGGAATTTTTCAATTAGCAGAAGGACATCCAAGTGATGATTATATAAAAGAATGTGTAAGAATAGCAAAAGAAAATGTTATATCAGATTCAAAACAATCACAGATTAAAGCACTAGTAGCTTCTGGTAAATCTCAAGCAGAAATAGCAAAGATGCTAGGAGTTTCTACTTCTACAGTTAATAAATACAAATAAGGAGACCTAAAATGTTATCAAATACAGCGACTCCTAAATATTACGGTGAATTTAGAGCTGCTGTAATGAGAGGAGAAATAGCAGTCAATCGATATATCTCAATGGAGATGAATAGGATTGATGATCTTATAAGAAATCCTGGTGTTTACTATGACGAACACGCAATGGATGGATTTGTAAAGTATTGTGAGAATGAACTAACCCTAACAAATGGAGATGACCTCCACCTCTTAGACACATTTAAGCTCTGGGCAGAACAAGTATTCTGCTGGTATTACTTTGTAGAACGTAGTGTTTATATTCCGCCTGATCCGGCAAATGGAATTAAGGGACATTACGAAAAGAAGATGATTAAGAAGCGCTTAACTAATAAGCAGTATTTAATCATTCCAAGAGGTGCTGCAAAATCGATGTATGACTATTGTATTCAGGCATTTTACCTCTGTGTGGATACCTCTACAACGCATCAGATTACAGTAGCACCTACAATGAAGCAGGCAGAAGAAGTTATGTCACCGTTTAGAACTTCTATCGCACGTGCGCGTGGACCTTTGTTTAAGTTTCTTACTGAAGGCTCGCTTCAAAATACTACAGGCTCTAAAGCAAATCGTCAAAAGTTGGCATCTACAAAGAAAGGTATTGAAAACTTTCTTACAAACTCTATTCTTGAAATTAGACCTATGTCTATTGACAAGTTGCAGGGTTTGAGATGTAAGATTGCTACAGTTGATGAATGGCTTTCTGGAGATATTAAGGAAGATGTTATTGGTTGTATTGAGCAAGGAGCATCTAAGTTGGACGATTATTTAATTATTGCAACAAGTTCAGAAGGTACTGTAAGAAATGGTCCAGGTGATACCATCAAAATGGAATTATTGGACATTCTTAAAGGCCAATATGTAAATCCTCATGTATCGATTTGGTATTATACACTTGATGACATTAAGGAGATAAACGACCCTTCGATGTGGATTAAGGCTAATCCGAATCTTGGTAAGACGGTTACATATGAAACCTATCAGTTGGATGTTGAGAGAGCCGAACAGGCACCATCAACAAGGAACGATATTCTTGCAAAGAGATTTAACATTCCTATGGAAGGTTATACATATTTCTTTACTTATGAGGAAACAAAACCTCATAGAAAGCAGGAATTCTGGAACCTTCCTTGTGCGCTTGGAGCAGACCTTTCACAGGGCGACGACTTCTGTGCATTCACATTTCTATTCCCTCTTAGCAGAGAACGATTTGGAATTAAGGCAAGAAGTTATATAACATCTTTAACACTTAGCAAACTTCCAGCGGCTCTTAGACTTAAGTATGAAGAGTTTATTGAAGAAGGAACTCTTATAATACTTGAGGGAACGGTTCTTGATATGATGGATGTTTATGACGATTTAGACAAGTTTATTGATGATAGTTCATATGATGTAAGATGTTTTGGATTTGACCCTTATAATGCCCAAGGATTTGTAGAACGATGGTCTGCAGAGAATGGAGCATTCGGAGTGACCAAAGTTATACAAGGTGCTAGAACAGAATCAGTTCCTCTTGGTGAAATTAAAAAACTTTCTGAAGAAAGGTTGCTTATATTTGACCAGGAAATTATGAGTTATACAATGGGTAACTGTATAACTCTTGAAGATACGAATGGTAACAGAAAGCTCTTTAAGCAAAGACATGACGAGAAAATCGATAATGTTGCAGCTTTGATGGATGCTTATGTTGCATATAAAGCTAATAGGGAGGCATTTGTATGAGCGAGTATCCTTCATATTTAATCCATTATGGAATACTTGGACAAAAATGGGGTGTAAGAAGATTCCAAAATGAGGATGGTACCTATACATCTGAAGGTTTGGAAAGACGTTATACTAAAGAGGGTTATAAATCTTTAAAAAAAGATTATAGAAAATCGATGCGAGAAGCTACAAAAGAATATAATAAAAAATATAAGGAAACTAGAAAAAAAGTACCATTAGTCACAATGCATAAAGCAAATAAAGAGCAATATGATGCAATTAATGATTTTGATAAATATTCACATGAAAAAGCGCAACAATTGTTTAATAAATATAAAGATTTAAAGATTTATAAAGCTAAATTAAAGGGAAAAGAATTCGATACTTCCAAATTAGGAATGCAAACATATTTTAATGATTTAGGTTTTGATATAGATGATATGGGCTATGCTGGAGTAGCCAATACTTATTATACAGTGGGAAATACACCATATGGTGTAAAAAGTCGTAAACACATAGTCCGTTACAGTTATATTCCATATTAAATTCTTTAAGGAGTCTCATATGAAATACACTACTTATTTAATCCATTATGGCATTGAAGGACAAAAATGGGGTGTAAGACGCTTTCAGAATGAAGATGGTACTTGGACACAAGAAGGATTGGAAAGAAGAAAAGAACTTACTAAATATGGACAGTTTGGCGGAACTATAAAAAAAGGAACAGAATTATATAGAATTTCAATGCATAAGAATGATCCAACTTTTAATAATAAAAAATATGTTAGCACAAGCAAACTGGATAATGCTGTATGGGAAGATGAAATAGTTAATACTTATAAAGAAGTTGGAGATGCGTATGCTATAAAATACAAAACTATTAAAGATATAGAGGTCGCTCCCCAATCTGAATTAGGAAAAAGAGTAATGTCCATATATGAAAAAGATCCTAGTATAGTTCAAAGATCTGTTAATGATGTTTACAAAATGTTTCCAGGAGCTAGATCAGATGATTTAGATACACCATCTAAAATAGGTTCATATGGCATGGCCGTTCAATCAGAATTAGGAAATATGTTGATAAAAGATTTAATAAAATCAGGTTATGGAGCAGTCGCCGATGTTCATGGATGGAATACAAATGCATATGATCCATTAATAATATTAGATCCAGATAATAAAATAAGAAGAACAAAAGTTACAAAATATTAAAGGAGGACATAAATGATCAAGAAACCTAATTATGTCTTCGATGATGAACTTTACCATCATGGCATACAAGGCCAAAAATGGGGCGAGAGAAGATTCCAAAATGAAGATGGGTCTTGGACGCCAGAAGGTAGAGAACGTTATGGTAAAGGCGAAGATTTTAGAGCAAAAGCAAAAAATACCTATAATACCCAAAAGTATAAAGCAGATCTAAATTCAAAAGCAAAACAAGATAAAGCAACTAGATCTGCGAAAGAAGAAAGGCATAGTATAAAAGAAAATGCTAAAACTATGCGACTTGCTAGAAAAGAGCAAGGAAAATTTGATAGACTTAATAAGAAAGAAAATGCTAAATTGGATAATCAGGGTCTAAAAAAATTTAGAAACACTAAAAATATGTCAGATGATGAACTTCAGAGAGCAATAGATCGTTTGAAATTGCAAGCTGAATATAATAAACAGTATGCATTAGCCTCGTCTCCTAATTCAGCTCTAGTTAAAGCTGATAGATTCTTTGAAGGTCCTACTGGAAAATTTGTTGCTGATTTAGCAGTTAGAACACTTCCAGAAATAGCAAAGACTGTAGTTTCTAAATCTCTTGAAAAAGATAAAGGTCTATCTGATCTCGAAATAAGAGAAAAAGAGGCAACAATAGCTAAAAATATCGCTGAGGCTCATTCTAAAAACGCTGCTGCTGAAAAAATAAGAACCGACTTATTAAGAGACAAATACGATTATACTTGGACAAAAGATTCTAATTTGGGAAATATATTAGCAAAAAATAAAAAAAGATTAAACAAAAAATAAAAGGAAGGTAATTCAAAATGGGATTGACTTTTGGTGAAAGGCTCAAACATTCGTGGAATGCCTTCATGAATAAAGACCCGACGGAGGATAAACGATATATAGAACTTGGTCCTAGTAATACTAGAAGACCAGACATGTTTCGTCCTACTCGTGGAACGGAAAAGACAATTGTAACAGCTATCTATACACGAATTGCTATTGACGTAGCTGCTCTTGATATAGAGCATGTTAAAGTTGATGTAAATGGTAGATATGTTGAGACAATTAAATCTGGACTTAATTATGCACTAACGACTGAAGCAAATATTGATCAAACATCTAGGGCCTTTGTTCAAGATGTAGTAATGTCAATGTTCGATGAAGGTTGTGTTGCAATTGTTCCAGTAGATACTACATACAATCCTCTAAAAACTGGATCATACGACATTCAGACAATGAGAGTTGGTAGTGTCGTCGAATGGTTTCCTCAATATGTTAAAGTAAAACTTTACAATGACAGAACTGGTAAACATGAAGAAAAGATACTTCCTAAGAAGATGGTTGCTCTTATTGAGAATCCTCTTTATGCTGTTATGAATGAACCAAATTCTGTAGCAAAGAGACTCATTAGGAAGTTGAACCTTCTTGATGCTGTTGATGAACAGTCAGGTTCTGGCAAACTTGATCTTATTCTTGGTTTGCCTTATGTAATAAAAACCGAAGCTAGAAGAGAACAGGCAGAACGTAGACGTAAAGACATTGAGGAACAATTATCGAATTCTAAATATGGTATTGCGTATACAGATGGAACAGAACATATAACACAGCTGAATCGATCTGTAGAAAATAATATGTTTAATCAGATACAGTTCCTTACTGAAATGCTCTATAATCAGCTTGGAATGACAAAAGGCGTATTTGATGGAACGGCTTCTCAAGAAGAGATGCTTAACTATCAATCTAGAACGATTGAACCAATTGTTTCAGCTATTACAGAAGAGATGTCTAGAAAATTCTTGACAAAAACAGCTCGATCTCAGTATCAAACAATAATGTTCTTTAATGATCCATTTAAGCTAACCCCGACAGATAAGATTGCAGATATTGCAGATAAGTTCACTCGTAATGAGATTCTATCTTCGAATGAGTTTAGAGCGATTATGGGTTATAAGCCAGTTGATGATCCTAGAGCGGATGAACTTAGAAATAAGAACATTAACCAATCAGATGAAGAATTAGGAAATGCCCCAACTACAAATGGTGCTAATAATTCTTTAGTAAATACTCCAATTAATCAAATTTAATAAATCTATGAAAGGAGAAAATTCTAATGAAGTACGATTTTAGTGGTTATGCCACTAGGAATGATCTTAAGTGTTCTGATGGTCGCACAATTCGTGCAGGCGCGTTCAAAGAATGCAATGGCAAGGTTGTTCCTCTCGTATGGCAGCACCAGCATGGAGACCCAATGAATGTATTGGGGCACGCTCTTCTTGAAGAGAAATCTGATGGAATGTATGCCTATTGCTCATTTAATGAGACAGAACCTGCTAAGCAGGCAAAGCAGCTTGTCCTCCATGGTGATGTAAACCAGCTTTCTATCTATGCTAATAAGCTTGTACAGAAATCTGGTGATGTTCTTCATGGAGCAATTAGAGAAGTCAGTCTTGTAATTGCAGGAGCAAATCCTGGAGCTATGATTGACAATATCGCTATGGCTCATGGAGAAGATGGTGAATCAGATGAGGCGGTTATCTATAATAATGACTTCATCGACAATCTTGGCGGCGAGACAGAAGATGATTCTATTGAGCATTCCGAGGAAAAGACTGAAGAAGTTATTGAACACGCTGAATCCGAAGATAAACAGGAGGAAAAGAAGATGGCCGAAGATTCTGGCGCAAAGGAAAAGACTGTTCAGGATGTCATTGATACAATGAACGAAGAACAGAAGAAGGTTATGATGTATCTTGTAGGTGTTGCTGCCGAAAAGGGTGGCGCAAAAGAAGATGAAAAAGACGAAGGAGAAGAAGAAATGAAGCACAACGTATTTGATGGTTCTGAAGAGTACAGGGGCGACGCAGATCAGGCTGAGCTCACACATGCTCAGATCGAAACGATCATCTCTGATGGTAAAAAGTTCGGATCTCTCAGAGATTCTTTCCTTGCTCATGCAGATGATTATGGTATTAAGGACATTGATTGGCTGTTCCCTGATGCTAAGAATTTTACAGATAAGCCCGAGTTTATTTCTAGAAAGATGGAGTGGGTCTCCACAGTCATGAGCGGAGTTCACAAGTCACCTTTCTCTAGAATCAAGTCCATGTTTGCTGACATCACTGAGGATGAGGCAAGGGCTAAGGGTTACATTAAGGGTAACCTCAAGAGGGAAGAGGTATTCTCCCTGCTTAAGAGAACAACGACCCCTACGACAATCTATAAGAAGCAGAAGCTCGATCGTGATGACATTATCGACATCACAGATTTTGATGTAGTTGCTTGGATCAAGGCAGAGATGAGAGTTATGCTTGACGAGGAAATCGCTCGTGCTATCCTTGTTGGTGATGGCAGACTTTCCTCTGACGATGACAAGATCAACGAAGACAACATCCGTCCTATCTGGAAGGAAGCTGACCTTTTCTGCATTAAGAAGGAAGTTACTGTTGGTGCCGATGCTGACGCAACAGCAAAGAACTTCATTAAGGCAGCAATCAAGGCTAGAAAGGATTATAGAGGTTCTGGTAATCCTACTCTCTTCACAACAGAAGACAATCTTACCGATATTCTCCTCCTTGAGGACTCTATTGGACATAAGCTTTATAAGACAGAAGCTGAAGTTGCAACAGCGATGCGTGTTTCTAAGATTGTTACTGTTCCTGTAATGGAGAACCTTACAAGGTCTGTTACAAAGTCTGGTCAGGCTTATACAAATACTCTTATGGGCATTATTGTTAACCTCAACGATTACAATGTTGGTGCAGATAAGGGTGGTGCTATCAGCATGTTCGACGACTTCGATATCGATTACAACCAGCAGAAGTACCTCATCGAGACCCGTTGCTCTGGTGCTCTTACAAAGCCTTATTCTGCAATCGTTCTCGAGAAGTCTGTTCAGGGTGCAGGCTGATTTAAATAATTTTTAGGAGGAAATGACAATGGATAAGATTTTCCAGCGTGCTGAAGACAAGAATGTTGCAGCAGTAGTTATTTACGAGAAGGCATCAGAGTCTACTTATGCTTATAAGGATTCTGCTTGCACAACCAAGTTCACAACTAGCGAGCTTAAGAATGCATTCCTTAAGGGTGCTGTTATTGCCCTCGCTTCTAACGGTGGCTATGTATTCCCTGTTAAGTATGCAGAGTCCTCTTCTGTAGGTTCTGTTTACTTTATCAAGCCTAATAGCACAACCGCTACAAGCGCTGACATTGCTTCCCTTGCTGGTGTTGCAGATCCTTCATAATTCAAAATAGAAGTGTATTTTTAGAGGAGAATTCCTATGCCTAAATATTATGGAGAGATAGGATTTGCAACAACTGCAGAGTATCCTGAAGATTCTGGAATTTGGGTGTCAACTATAACTAAGAAGAATTATAGTGGAGATGTCCTTAATAGTTCTAGAAAAATTGAGATAAGCGATAATGTAAATCCAAATCTTAATGTTTCAAATCGTATAAGCATAGTAGCAAATGAATACGCTATGCAGAATTTTCACTCTATTAGATATGCTACATACCTGGGGACAAAATGGAAAGTATCTAATGTAGAAGTCCAAGTCCCCAGGTTAATTCTAAGTTTAGGAGGTCTGTATAATGGCGAAGACGAGACAGGATCTTCAGAATTATCTGAAAACCCTAGTAGCTAATGTCTATTTTCAGCCCCCTGAAAATGTAAAACTTAATTATCCTTGTATCATTTATTCGAGAACTCGTATAGATGGTACTTTTGCAAACAATGACGTATATAGATTAGATCATGGCTATCAATTGGTGTATGTAACTAGAAATCCTGATGATTCGATGATTGATACTTTAGCTCAATTACCGACATGTAGATTTCAAAGGGAGTATGTGTCAGACCAACTGTATCATGACGTCTATATAATATATTGGAACTAATTTTTAAGGAGGAAATTTCCACATGGCAGCTCTTGAATGGGACAAGACGTCCGAAAGATTGTTTGAAACTGGTACTAAGAAGGGTGTCCTCTATGTTTATGACGCCACAAAGACTGGTACTGGCCAGCATGTTTATAGCCCTGGTGTCGCTTGGAATGGTTTGACTGGTGTTACTGAGTCTCCTTCCGGCGCTGAGGCTACAGCTCTTTATGCTGACGATATTAAGTATCTCAACCTCTATTCAGCAGAGGAGCTTGGCGCTACAATTAACGCCTACACATATCCTGATGAATTTGCTATTTGCGATGGTTCAGCAGCTGTTACTATCCTTGCTCCTGCTTATGCTTCTACAGGAAAGTCTTATGCAAAGGATGAACTCTGCTCATATAGCGGAACTAACTACAAGGCAAAGGCAGCTATTGAAGCACCTGCAGGAACTTGGGATGCTAGTGCGTGGACAGCTGTTGATACAACTGCTCCTATGATGATTGGTCAGCAGGCTAGAAAGACATTTGGTCTTTGCTATAGGACTGCTCTTGGCAATGACACAGATGGTCAGGATCACGGCTACAAGCTTCACCTTCTGTATGGTTGTAAGGCTTCTCCTTCGGAGAGATCTTATGAGACAATCAATGATAGCCCTTCAGCTATCACGTTCTCTTGGACAATCACAACCACACCTGTAAACTGCACGGTTAATGGTGTTACTTACAAGCCTACGGCACTTATTACGATTGATTCTACTAAGTGCTCTGCAGCTGGTCTTACGGCTCTTGAAACAGCACTTTATGGTGGTGTTAGTACTGATCCGTATCTCCCGCTTCCTGATGAAGTTTATACACTTCTCACTGGTGCAGCTGGCTAATAATTACAACTTTTATGGCGGGTATTCAGTTAGGCTGGCCCGCCTTTTTAATTCTTGAAAGGACTTAAATACTATGTTAAAGAAAACAATTACTTACGAAGATTATGATGGAAACACTCGTACAGAGGACCTCTATTTCTTCTTATCAAAATCAGAACTTATGCAACTCGAACTCTCTGAACCCGGTGGTTTGTCTAAAAAGTTAGAAAGAATAACAAAGACAAATAATGGAAAAGAGATTATCGATGTTTTTAAGGACATTATTAGAATGTCTTATGGTGAAAAATCAGAAGACGGAAGAGTCTTTATTAAAAAGAGAAACGGTATGCCTATTTTTGAAGAATTTGAGCAGACACCGGCATATGATGCACTCTTTACAGAACTGTTGTTAGATCCTGATAAGGCATCTTCATTTATTAATGGAATCCTGCCTAAAGATATTATGGAATTGACAAAGAAGGAAATGGAAAAGAATAAGGAATTGCCAGCTGATGTAACTGGTCTTCCTTCTGGAGATAATTAATTTTTAGAGGTGTCGAATGCTAAAGATAGTTATACCTGAAAGAGAGTTTTTTAACGAAAATACAAATGAATTTATCTATTCTAAAGAGCAGGAAATAACTCTTGAGCATTCTTTAATTTCTATTTCAAAATGGGAGTCGAAATGGCATAAACCCTTTTTAGATGAAAAACACAATAAAACAGACGAGGAATTTATAGACTATGTAAGATGTATGTCTCTTAATAATATTGATGATTCAGTTTTTGATAATTTGACTGAATCAAATAAAAGAGAGGTTTTAGATTATATAGATAATAAAATGTCTGCAACTTGGTTTGCAAATGATAAATTACCAGCACCTAGTAATGAAATCATTACATCTGAAGTAATTTATTATTGGATGATTGAACAAGGTATCCCATTTGAATGCCAAAAATGGCATTTGAATAGATTACTTACATTAATAAGAGTTTGTGCTATAAAGAGTCAGCCTGCTAAGAAAATGTCTCCTGCTAGTATACTTAGTCAAAATGCCTCTTTAAATAAAGCTAGGAGAGCAATGATGCATACTAGAGGATGATTTAAGGAGAATTCTATCATGAAATCTAAAATAACTTTTGAACATGATAAGCAATTCAATAATAGAGTTAAACGCTATCTAGAAGCTATGAAGGTAGATAGAAAACTCATAAAATTAAGTCAGTTTGGTCAAGAAGGAGTGGATGCTTTGCAGGCCGCCACTCCTGTTCAAACTGGAAAAACTGCTAATTCATGGTATTATGAAATAGTTGAAGAAAATGGAAAAGTTCAACTTATTTGGTATAATACTAATATTAATAAAGGTATTAATATAGCGATAATAATAGATTCTGGACATGCTTCAGTAGATGGAAAATGGGTATCTGGTTATCACTATATTGATTCAGCAATTAGGCCAGTTATAGATAATATTAACGAATATTTTATTAAGGAAGGAGGGTTAGTAAATGCCAAGATCAATGGTAGATGAGCAAGTTGTTAAAATGCTATTTGACAACTCTAACTTTGACTCTAATATTAACGATAGTATAAAATCATTAAACAAATTAGATTACAAGATTAATGCATTACAAAAAGATAATGGCTTTAATAGTATTGCTAATGGAATGAATAGTTTAGCAAACGTATTTACTATCAAAGGCCAAATAATGCTTGGTGTTCTAACTCGAATCGGAAATAAAATAGTAGATATTGGCCAAAAAGCGTTTGGCACATTTTTTAATGGAATTAGAGATGGTTTAAGAGAGTATGATTTGCTCATAGAATCTACTCAAACAATTTATGAGAATGTAAAACAAAATGGAAAAACGCTTAATGACGTAACTTATTCATTAGATGTATTAAATGAATATGCAGATAAAACAATATACAATTTTTCTGAAATGACAAGAATGATTGGTATGTTTACATCTGCAGGCGTAGATCTTGATAAATCAGTAAGTACAATTAAAGGTTTGGCTAATGCAGCAGCCCTTGTTGGAGCTAATTCACAAAAAGCTGAAATGGCTTGGCATGCAGTTTCTAGGGCGATGTCAAGTGGCAGATTTACTGCATTAACATGGAAAACCTTAGAGCAATCTAATATTGCAGGTAAACAATTTCAAGTTGTAATAAAAGATGTAGCTAGAAATCATGGTATCAATATTGATAAAATGATTAAGAAAGAGGGATCTTTTAGAGATACTCTGAAAAAAGGTTGGCTTACAAAAGATTTATTTGCAGAAGCAATGCAGATTATGTCTGGAGAGCTTACTGCTGAAGATTTAAGAAAGAAAAAATACAGTGAATCACAAATAAAAGAATTAATGTCGATTGCTAAGAGTGCAGAAGAGGCCGCTACTAAAGTTAAAAGCTTTAAACAGTTAATGTCTACTACTGCAGAAGCAATTGGTTCTGGCTGGGCTCAATCATTCAGAATTTTAATTGGTGACTTAGAGCAAGCTAGAAAATTTTATACTAGAATTAGTGAAACATTAAATGCTTTTATTGATAATAATGCTGAAATTAGAAATAAATTATTTAAAGAAATTGTAAATGGTGAAGATGGAGAAATTTTAGGTAAATGGAGAAGTGGAAGAGATAATTTAACGCAAATTGTAGAAAACATGACTGCTACAATTATAACGTTTTTAAAATCTGTGCAAACAGCTTTTCTTAATATTTTTCCTGTTGATAGAATTTCTTCTGCTGCTAGAAAAGTTTTAGATGTATTCCAAAAATTCACAAGAATATTTGTCATCAATGCTTCAGAAATTGATGAAAGTGGAAATAAAATTTGGAATACAAAAGATATTGATAAGATGACGAAGTCCATAAAAGACCTTATAAGGTTTTTCAGAGGACTTTTTGCAATATTAGATATTATATGGATGGCTATATCTCAGCCATTAAAAGTAATACTTAATAGAATACCATTTTTCAATAATTTCTTTAAGAATTCTGAAAAAAGCATTAAAGGTCTTATTGACGGTTTAGGAAAATTTGGCGATAAGATAACTGTATTTAGAGACGCTATTAAAAATAGTAATTTATTTGGTGCAGCATTAGCTTATATATTCAATAATTTTGAAGATTTAGTTGAGAAAAGCCCATTCTTATATGTAATTGTTCAAGTTTTTAAAGCTATAAAAACAGCTATTATTAATGTTAAAAATGCATTTAATGGATTAGAGATAAAACCATTAACGACTATATTTGGATTATTCAAATTTGTTATAACAGCCGCTTGGAAAGCTTTAAATAACTTATTTAAACTTATAAAAAATGTATCAGTAAAAGTAGATTGGTCATGGCTTGATGGTCCAAAGCAAGCTATTAAAGATCTTTTGAAATTATTTGATTCATATGGGCAAGGATTAATTACTTTTGAAGATGTTACGAAAAAGGTATCTAATTACTTCAAAACATTCTGGTCAAATATTAAAGAATATGTAAACAGCGTACCATTTTTCGATACATTTAAAAAAATATTTAATACAATAAAATCTATAACTTCATCTATTATAGATGTTATTAAAAACTTCTTTGGTTCCTTTAAAAAAGAAGTTGGAGATAATAATAGCAAAATTGTAACTAATCTTGAAAAAGCAGACGAAGCCTTTTCTAATATAGAAACAACTGTTAATAAAGTAGAATCAACTGTTAATAACTTAAGTAATGGAATTGACAGTGTTTCTAGTGGAGTTAAAGAATTAACAGATAATATATTAAAGCTTGACTTATCTGAAATAACTGAATCTAAAACTGGTTTTGGAATATTAGATGCATTAGAAAATTCTGGAAATCTTACAAATGATACGATAGACAGTATTTCCGATTCTATAAAAGGAAATGTTTCTAAAAATATAGATAAGATTTCAAATGCTGCTGAAGAAGAAATAGAAAAAAATAAAAAGAATTTATTTGGTGGAACAATTGGAAAGATTAAAGAATTTATAAAATCTATTTCCGATATATTCACAAAAAATTCTGGTAACATATCAAAGTCTATAGATAGTATTTGTAAAAAAGTTTTACTATTTGGTGGCGGATTAACTTTAATATCTATCGGAATAAAAAAGATAGTAAGAACATTCCAGTCAATTAGAGTGGTTGCAAATCTTAATAACCTATTAACCGCTGGTGTAGGTGTAATGAGATCATACCAAAAAGAAATACAGTCAAAAGCTATTTTAAATGTAGCTTTGGCTATTGGCATTTTAGCTGTTTCAATGGCTGCATTATCATTTATTCCATATGATAAGTTAGAAAAAGGATTTGTTATATTCGCTTCATTTCTTGGAATGCTAGCTATTACAATAACACCAGTTGTTAAAGCATTAGCTAAGCTTAATGAAGCAATGGCAAAGAATGTTAAAGTTTTAACAAAATATGATGTTATTAATAATGCTATAAAAACTTTTGGAAAATTCTCTAAAAAGATAGCAAAAGGTATTAATGCCAGAATGATAGGCAAGATGTTTAAGGATATAGCAATAGCTGTTCTTATACTTGTTGCTGCAATGATAGCACTTAAGATTGCGTTTAAGAAACCAGAAGATATTATAATGCCATTAGCAGCAATTGCTGCAACTATTGCAATAATGACAGCAGCTGTTGGCGGATTAATATTAATAATGGATGCATTTATTAAATCTGCTAAAGATCTTAAACCGAGTGTTGGTATATTTGGATCATTCTTCAAAATGGCAGGCGTTTCTAAGGTTATTATTTCAATAGCAATCGCTGTTGGAATATTAGTTGCTTCTATACTCATGCTTGCTAAAGTACCATCATCAGAAGCGTTGCCAGCTTTCATAATGGTAGGTGCATTATTAGCGATACTTGGTGTTATAGCCGGAAAGATAGCTGCTGTATCGCAGATTACTACATCAGATCAAAAGATAAAACGAGTAACATTATCTATAACTGGAGCATTACTTGGTATTGCTGTTATTTTAGCTGTTGTTAAATCAATAGGTGATCCAGCACAAATGGCAATAGCTCTTGGTGGAATCGTTCTTATATTAGCTGCCATAGCCGTAATAATAGGACTTATATCTAAGTTGAAAATACCAACTAATATGGATAAATTAACTTCATTAGTTTTATCTGTAACATTAGCTATCGCGGCTATAGTAGCGTCAGTTGGTGCATTAGTAGTAGTTATAGCCAATAGTGGTAAAGGATCGTGGATTGGTCCTCTTGTATTAATGACTACTATTTTTGGCGCATTTTCTGCATTACTAATTGTTCTGTTATCGCTTGCATTAAAGATTAATCAAAAGACTACTATATGGAATAATCTTAATAAGATTTCAACTATGATTGCATTTATTGCTGGAGCAATATTAACAATTGCTGCATCAATAGCTATACTTGGCAATACACCTCAAATAGATGGTAGTGTATATTCTATATTGATTGGCATAAGTGCTGCAATCGCTATTATATTAGTTGTAGCATATAAGTTAGCAAATTCTAAAGTTAATAATAAATTTATAAAAACTGTTCAACATATATCTATACTAATTGCTTCGATTGTATCATCATTTGCGTTGGTATTACTTGGAATAGCAGCACTTACTTATGCAGTAAATCAGCTTTCAATACCGTCAAAGGATTTCAATAAAGCTGCGAAAACAGTTGTAGATAAGATTGCTTCTGTTGTTAATATAATAGCATTAGCTTTGCCTCAATTGGCAAGACTGTTTGGAAAACTTGGAAAACAGGCCGGCGAATTATTTGTTTCATTTATTAGTGCATTTGTCGATAGTGTTGTCGGAATGTCTGAAACATGGTTAGAACTTGCAGATGTTGTAGTTGGAGCAGTATTAGATTTATTAGAAAAAGTAGTAGATAAATTATATGAAAGAAAAGATACAATAGCAAGTATTTTAACAAAATTAATATCTCTGCTATCCACAGTGTTTACTTCTGTTTTAAATGCGTTCTTCTCTGGAGAAACAGGATCGTTATTTACAGAAGAGGCTCTTTCAAGATGGCTTGGCATAGGCACTGTACTAGTTCTTGTTGGAACATTTGCAGAAAAAATAGTTAAGATAGCAAAAGGACTTTGGATTGTAATAGGTCCAATATTTAAAGGTATTGGTAAGTTATATTCTAGTTTATATAAATATTTAGCAAAAACAACTGGTGGATCAAAAGCTGCTATTATTGCAGATTTGGTAGCTATAAGTGTTGCTGTAACAGCAGCTGTTGTATCAATAGGTGCAATTGTTAATGGTGTTGCATTAGGAATAAAAGGCGAAACAGATGCTCTTAATGCTAATGTTTCAAATGCTGCGGATGTATTTAAAGATAAAACATCTGGTTGTTATGCAGTATTATTAGGTTTTGCAACTGCTGGAAGATATTTAATTGGATCGATATTAGATAGAATCGCAGTCATTCCAAAAGCTTTAGCAATGGGAATAGAATTGCTAATTGGTTGGATTAAAGTTGCTTTTGCTTATTTATGGAAACTTTGGGGAAAACTTTACGGACTTATTAATGGCACAGATAATATAATATTTAAAGCTGGAGAACAAATCAAAAAAAGATACGCGCAAGAAGCACAAAATAGAGCTTATGGTTTTAATTATTTAAAAGATAATCTTTTTGAATATCAAATGGAAGCATTTGACGAAGAAAATATAACAATATTTGGTGCTAAAGAAAATTGGTTTCTAAAAGAAGGAAAGATTAATACTGAAGCATATACTACTGGTGCTTTAGCTGGATTAGACGAATATTATGACCAAGTTAGTGGAAAACTTTCAGCTGATAATGCTAAGATAATTACAGATGTAAAACATCAATTCGGCATTGCTTCGCCTTCAAAAGTATTTGCTGGTATTTATAGAAATGTAATGCTTGGCGCACTTGAGGGATATAAAAAAGGAAGCAAAGAATACAAAAAACAAGTTAAAGCAATTGATAAAACTTACATAGAAGATGCTAAGAATACTGCAGCAGCTCTTTCTACTATTATGGAAAAGCTTGGACTTACTCAAGCAGAAACAGCTTATAAATATGGCCAAATAATAAAAGATAATAACACCGGAAAAGAAAAATATGTAGAATTAAATAAAGAAGTTATAAAAACTATTGATGACGAAACAGAGGCATTAAAAGGAAAAACTAGGCAAGAAGCAATCGAATATGTAACTAATAAATTAATTACAGAAAGAAAAGCTGCAGGTATTAAGGATTTTGATCAAGCTGTAGCAAATGGAATCGATGCCATTTTTACTATGCAAGATAATAAAACTAAAATCGCAACACAAGGTCTTGAAAATTTTGCAACTTCAACAAAAGCAACTATCCAAGAAGTATTTGGAGATGAGATGGCAGCTGCGCATCTTGTTGTAGAAGATGCATATAATAATTACTATGAAATTACAAAATTAGCAGAAGAACATAAAAATGAATTAGTTGGTAAAAAGAAAGATGAAGTAAAAGAGATATTGTATCAAGCCGCTCTTGAAAGAGGAATGACAGAAGAACAGGCAAAAGAATCTGTTGATGCTGTTGTTGATACAATGTTCAAAGGAAAGAAAGATAAAGCAGCAATAACAGAAGCTGAATTGCAGAATAAATTGAATGCCTTTGCTACTGAATTTGATAAATTTAAAGAAACAGAAATACTTAAAACAAGTATTTTGCAAGAAGCTGAAAAAGAAAGAACCGAAATCGAAAAAGAAGCAGCAAAGAAAAGAACTGCTATTCAAGCATTAGAAGCAAAGAAACAGGCAGAAATTAATGCTTACACATGGAATTATCAGAAAGAACAAGATTACATTAGACAAAAAGCAAAAATCGAAAATGATTATAAAGCTAAGATAAAAGTATATGAAGATAGAATAGCGGCTTTATCTAAGGAATATAATAACATTATTAATGCACAAACAAAAGATTTAACAGATACAGTTGGTATTGATAAAAAGACTGTTAAAAAGAGACAGGCACAAGCAAAGAATTTGTTAAATACAAAGAAAACAAATGATAGAGGAACATGGCAAAGTGTTTGGGACATGTTTACAAAATCGCTTGGACTTAATGCTAGTAATCCTAATTACAATCCATGGTCAGAGCAAAAAAATACAAATCCTAAAAACACTAAGCCAACAAATGATCCTGTAACGTCAGCCAAGAATCTTAAAAAAGATCTCGAGGCCCAAAGAGCAGATCTTACTCCTACATTTGATCTTGATAAATTGGCAAGCGATGCAAATAAGGCAAATGATATTGTAATGTCGTCCCTTATGGCTGCACAAAATGCTTCTATTGGAGATTATATCAATACAAATTCTGAGCTTAATCCATTTATGAAAGATAGATGGCAAAACGTATACAATTTCACTCAAAACAACTATTCGCCTAAGGCTTTGTCTCGTATTGACATTTACAGACAAACTCAAAGGCAACTTTCTATGTCACGAGGTTTCTAAAGATGATTCAGTCATTTACAGTTACAAACCACACTGGCCAATCAATGATGTGCGAATTGGCCAATCCCTGGAAGGAGGGGTTGGCCGTCGCCTCCATTGACGGTTTAGGTCCTGGACAGGCTACCGTAAACGTGGCTGATATTTCATCTATGGATGGTGGTTTGTTTAATTCTGCCAGAAAAGGCACTAGAAATATTGTATTAAATTTAATATTTGTCGATCATGATACACTCACAATAGAGGACATAAGACGCAAATGTTATACTTACTTTCCGCTTAAGAAAAAGGTAAAACTTAAAATTACTACTAGCGATGGTAAAGCGTTTAAAGATTTTTATATAGATGGTTATGTGGAATCGAATGAGCCTGCAATCTTCTCTTCGCAAGAGGGTGCCAGTATTTCACTTCTTTGCCCGCAGCCATATTTCTACAAATCTTTAGAAAATGAGCAAAGGTTTAGTAGTTCATCTAACCCAGAATTTTCGTTTGAATTTTCTAAAATTCCAAGCGATAATAGTGAACTTCTCATGGGCGATATTGTTTCATACATTGTAACAAATATTTACTATGAAGGAGACGCCGATACTGGTGTTGTAGTTGAAATAGTTTTTAAATCCGATGTTTCGCATGATCCAGAAAATCCTAAAACAATTAGGATCGACAATTCATTGACTAATACAGCAAATGAGTTCTCACTCGAAAAGATTAAGACAATTGTTTCGGCACAGTTAGATGAATATACTGGAATAGTATCCGGAGACAAGATAGTTCTTTCGACTGTTAAAGGCGAAAAGAATCTTACCTATATTCACAATAATGTCGAGTACAATGTTATTGGCGCAATGTCTCCAATGTCTTCTTCAGGAGAATGGCTGTACTTAACGGCTGGATCTAACTATCTTGCAATTAATAAGGATGCAAGTATAGAGATAATTGCTAGTGTTAAAAACAAAACTTATTATTACGGAGTATAATTCAAAATGGAAGTCACTTCTTTCAATACAAACATGCAGAAAGTAGCTATCGTTGATTCTTATAAGTCATTTATTTGGAATGATAGATATGAAGATCTTGGTGACTTCGAATTGTACATACCAGCTGATGCCGTAAAGCTATTGGCTAATATTCATCAAGATTATTATATCCAATGTTCTGAATCTGACAGAACAATGATAGTCGAAAAAGTAGATTATAAAACAGATTTAGAGGATGGCAGTTTTGTTACAATAACAGGCCATTCTTTGGAATCAATTTTAAAAAGAAGAATAGTCTGGAATGATGATGGAAAGATAACTCAGATAAATATGACTAAAATACTTGATCCAACATCTGAAGATGAGGATTCTGGAATCAGTTTCCCAGTTTGGATGGCAATTGAGTATTTATTAAAGTTGTATATTATTGATCCAGAAGCTTGTGGAAATAAACCACAAAGAAAGATTAATAATGTAGTGTTTATTCAACCAGAAATTACTAATCCAATCTATTCAATAATGATGTCTCCTTGTTCATATCAAGGTGACAATTTATATGACCTCATAAAGTCACTTTGTGATATGTATGAGTTCAGTTTCAAGATGACAATGAATCCAGAAACTCAAAAGATTTACTTCTCACTTTATAAAGGAGTAAGTCATTTGTCAAGCCAAACTGAGAATCCTTATGTAAGGTTTTCAAATGACTTCGATAACCTTTTTTCTAGCGATTCATCTCTTGACATGTCAACATACAAAAACATGGCTTATTTTAAAGGCCAAGGAACAAAGTATGTTGTTAAAGAGTTTGACGATAAAGAAATAGCTCTTGAAACTGGTAATGTAAGAATCAAAAATAATAAAGTATATGCTGTCAAAATTAATTTTGGTGTTAATGATTCTGGAAATGTGTACCCTCATAGAGAGTATAATGATTTGGAACAGGATAAGCATTATAGAACACCATTAGATTGGTCTCCAGATGAATTTAATGAAAATGCGTATATCGACGAAGTAAACAATACATATGTTTATCCAGACCATTATGCTCAAGGTAAAATTGTTTCAAGAACTCAAATAGGTGGAGCTATAACTACTGAAGATGGTAAATTCTATCTGTCCACAGAGCCTGAAACAGTTCCTGGAAGTGAGGAAGAGTACTCTTCTGTATTACTTTATAGTTCAAGTTATGACGCCGAAGATCAATACTTTAGAGCTAAAGATGACACATATAAAAATACAGGAGGACCTTGGGACCCTTCGAAATGGGAACGAGTTGCTATGCGCGTAACTTGGGGACCTGCTGCTGATTTTTATGAAGAATACAAACCTGGTTCCGAAGAAGAACCGGTTAAGCATGAAAAGGATGAAACCGTTAAAATAACTAATACACAAAATAATACTGTAGCCTATTGGACTTGTATTGAAGAGCATGAGTCTAAAGGTTCATGGGATTCTACCAAATGGATTCCGACAGTTTTAACTTTTAGTTTTAAAGACGATGATGATGTTACTCATACTCGTCAGATGAATGTTCTCGATCAAATGTTTGCAAATACTGATTGGGGCGAAAATAAAAATAAACCGACAAAACATGCTTTGTTTGAAGAATGTGAAGATTGGAAACAAGATAAAAAGTATAATATTGGAAATTTTATAACTTTTAACGACGCTAGTAGAACAGGTAAAATTACTATATATAGAAAGACAGAAAAAGATGCTACATATAGTAATAAAACCAAATATGCTGAAAACAGTCTTGTTTGGTATAAGCCTAAAAATGGAACTGGTGACGGTTTCATGTATGTTCGTAAAAAATACAAGGCTGGAAAAGTTAGTGGAAAAGCTCCTAGTAATTCAACATATTGGACACAACTTAAAGACAAGTATAAGATTTTCAATGCTCAGCAATGGGAAGAACTTGAAGATATTCCTGTAGAAAATTACGATATCACTGGTTCTGTTCAAGATGAGAATGTTGGTGGAATGGATCGTAGAGAAATGTTTGTTGATGCGACGTCAGTTCCTTCATCTTACAACTACTTCTATGATAACAAGAAACAGGAAACTGTTGACTGGCTTGTTGATGATGGTGTAATGAAAGCTACAATTAGAGATATGGCTTTAGCTGAATTGACTATACCAGAAAACAGAATGACTAAGCAACTTGACGCTGAGATTGGATATGATACTACTTTCAAGTATGGCGTTGACTATGGAATTGGAGATGTTGTAGAAGTATATGACATCTATGGCTATTATGATTCAGTTAGGATTAAAGAGTATATAATTTCGCATGATGATAGTGGAATTAAATGCTACCCCGTATTCGAGTCCGTTGAAGCAAGTACCATTACTACAAGGTATCTTGAAGTTAATGATGAGCTTCTTGGCAATACATTCCTCATTAAGATTCCTGAATCAACAAGATTCTATAAGACAACCACAATTGCAACCTCTGAGAAGGATAACACTACTTATTATCTCAAGTCATTTGTCAAGAAAATTACTACTGACTCTGATGTTGAGAAGGGTAAGAAGGTTAGACGTGATATTCACATGGTTGCTTGGGTTACTACAGCAGATAGCGACGTTTGGACTGAGTATCAGGAACAAGCTGAGACTGATATGCTGAAACTTCACCCTACTGTTGTTGGCGAACCTTTGTTCTACATAGACATAGATGCAGATACTAATATGGTTATTCCTGGAGTATTGTTCCCGTCATGGTCACCGCCTTATGGAACAGATCTTGGAGTAATAACAAGTATAAATAAAGAAGCTGGACAGTATAAAAATATTCTGTTAGCTAATATTTAAGGAGAAATTCAAAATGGCAGTAATTAGTGGCTTTTTTAATGCTATGCAAGACGGAAGCGGTAAACGAGATAGGGTTTACAGTGCTGAAGATTTTGGTGCCATTTTTGATGGCATTATAACTGATGGTATCTTTGAGCAGTATCTCGACCGCTTCAATGTAACAACATCAGGAACAACACCTACAGGTCATCTTGAGGTAGTTGTAAAACCTGGAAGAGCTTGGTTTAATCAAACTTGGACTCTTATCGATGCTGATTATACGGTTAGTAACATTTCTTCTAGAGATGCTAACTTAAATAGGATAGATGGAATCTATCTTAAGGTAGATAAAGATTCTAGAGCAAATTCTATTTATGTATCTGAAGGTGATGAAGATATTGTACCTAGTCTCAAAGTACCTACAGATGTGCCAGACCATGTTAATCATTATTTATTGGCAACTATCTATGTTACTGCTAATAATGATAACGTAGATAGTCCAATAACTAGTGATGAAATTACAGTAATGATTGGAAAAGATGGCGGAGCACCATATGCTAAGTCGATTGTAACTAATACTAGTGTTACAGCAGATTCGATCTTAGTAAGTCTCGATAAGGAATTTGAAAACTATCAAAGCGATTTTTCAACTCAGTTCTGGAATTGGTTTGATGACATTCGAGAGAATGTTGGGGAGATTACAGACGATCAGATTATTCAGATAGCTGAGATGGTTGCTAATCTTTACAGTGCAGATTATTTGTCAGGTGTCTATCCGTATGTTGATGGCAACTGTTTGTATCTGTCATCTGAAAAGAGTATTCCGCCTCCGGTAATTATTAACTTTGGTTTCGTTACAGGTTCAATGCAGCCTAACAAGTTTGCTAATGAGATAACAGTGTATACTGAGACAATTCAGACTGGAGGATAATTATGGCGATTTCCTACGGTTTTTACAATTCGTTATATAACAGTAGCACTGGCTATGATCGATACTATCAAAGTGGAGAGATGTCTAAACTATTCGATGGTATCATCATTGATGGAGTATATCTTGCTACTAGAGTTGACGACCCTACAAAGGAGCGATTTGAGGTTTCTGCTGACACGGAAAACATGAATATTACAGTTGCTCCTGGAAGAGCGTGGTTTTTAGGAACATATACAGTTTCATCAAGCCCTATAACTTTGGCTATCGAAACAGCAGATCCAACTAATCCTAGAATTGATGCGGTTGTTATAGAGATTAATAATCCAGCTCCCGAGGACATGCAATATGATGAGGGTCCTGTTTTTACAGAACGCTATAACGATATTAAGATAGTCAAGGGAACGGCTGCAGCAACACCTAGCAAACCTGAAATGGTTCACGAAGACGGCATTGACCAGTTTCCTATAGCGTATATAACTGTAGAAGCTGGCACAACCGCTATTAGACCTTACAATGTTGAATACGTTGTAGGGAGAGACACTCCTTATTTTGCATGGGTTGGTGAACGACTTAGTGTTACTGAACTTTATTCAAAATGGGAGTCAGATTTAGGAATTATTACTATGCCTTTCATATCTTGGTTCAATGCAATGCAAGATATGCTTGGTAATGGTGATGAGGATTACGAGAATATTATGGACGAATTGGATGATGTTTCCGAAAACGATTATGTTAAGGGAATTCTTCCAAGAGTCGATGAAGAAGTACAAAAATTTGATGGAGATGGCAGTACAAATTCATTTACTTTAACTCCTAGTAGTGGTGTAGTGATTAGTAGTATTGCTGATATTTTAGTGGATGGTCAAATAGTATACAATTATACATTTGACTCAGACACTAGTATTGTAACCTTAGAGTCTGCTCCTGCTTCTGGAACTGATAATGTAGAAATTTATTATGTAAAGCAGGCAGACATCTATACACTTTATTATGAGGAGGAATCAGATGTCTGATAATATAGCCGGTTATCTAGACCGCAGTAAAATTAAGGGACAGTATTATAGATATGCTGGAAGTCCTATACCTACTGTTTTTACAGGCGATTTCGATACTATATCTGAAGATCTCCTTGCAAAAGCAATGTTTGTAACAAATAATGGAAGCTCTCCAAGTACATTCCCTACAGATAGCTATGACAGTTATTTATTAACAACTACGAAATTTGGTAATGAGACATATCTTCAGAATGCTTTTTCTGTTGGATTAAATGTTGATTATGCTAGAGTTTACACAAATGGAAGCTGGTCTGAATGGGTTACTTCTAATGCTGGAGATGTTAGTGAACAAATAAGCACTTTAAATGGTAAAATTAATGCTATTTACAATCCAGATACTAATAAAGGAGAGCTTGTAGATTTGTCTAATAATCTTGCATTGTTGGATAGCAATCCGTCAGCTCTTGATGGAACAGGCAAAGTTCCGACATTAATGACAAGTGTTAATACTCTTAATACAACTACTTCTGGACTTAGAACATCGCTTGCTAATAAAATTCAGCAAGTTACTTTGTCTAGACTAGTTTCAATGAATAATTCTCATGAAACAAATGGCTATTTTCAACTGGATGAATTAAACTATCCTAATAATGGTAATAGTATATTGATTGGTATGAGGGTTAATACATCAAGTGTTGGCAGAGTAAATGGAACAATATACATGTTAACATATGCGTCTAATGGAACTAAGCCATATATTGGATACCAAAAGGCTTCTGGAGTAACTTTTGATAAAGTGGCTCATGATTTCATTTTCACATTTTACGTACCTTAAGGAGGGTCTATGGGAGTTTATACTAATACAAGAATTACTTCTACAAGTCCTTCTGAAAGGGCTAGTAGTGTAAATGCGTTTCTGGATTCATTAGATAGAATCTCATCCGAATTAGTAGATTCTACTGATCCGTATGTTTACAATGAAATTAGTTATGTTGGAGCAAAAACAACAATCGACGAAACTAATATTGAAATGTTTTTTGGAAATAAAGTAGATGATTCGACATATACAATTGCTTATGTTAAGAATGGGGATACATTTCTTTTAGGTCCTATTGCATATAATTATGGAGATACTCCTGCTGATATTGTTATTAATGTGTATATTGATAGCAAATGCATAATGCTTGTATGTAATCAAATTGGTTTTAATGGGTATGATATCATGTATGTAAATGCAAAAAACAATAAGAATTTGATTGGATATAATGATGGTCGTCTTAATGTAAGTTCTAGCCCATATGTTGTCGATATTTCAGATCTTAAATTTGAAGATGTAAATGATCTTGCAAGAATACCTTACTCTTATTCAGAAATGTTCCCATTTTATGCAATCGAAGGAACTGTAGATTTTCTGAATCAGGCATATTTTGTAAATGGTAATGGATTAAAGTCGTTTGAGACTGATATTTTGAAAGAATGTTCCACCGTGTCACTTTTTTCAACTGTTTCATTGCCCTCACCTCTGAATAATCATTTAGCTTTTGGAGCGCATTGTATTGTTCCTTTGGACGATGAGGAGGTGAACGAATAATGTCTAATATTGTTGGTTATAAAGTATTTGTCACAAATAGTGGTACAGAAAAAGAATTTATGACTGATTTTATATCCGCTGTTACAGGACTTTCAGATAAGATTACCTGTTCTGGAAGTGTTGATCAGTATGATTCTGGTGATACTTCAATTAAGCCAGAATTTGTTTTCTCTATTCATGGAAAACCGACATTAACTATGCAGAGAGCAAATACATTGGCTAATACAAATAACCTTTTTAATGTAAGTTTGTATGTAGGAAATAATGTTATTTCTACAAATCAGCAATGCCCTTATTCGGGATCTGCATCTGCAGCTTCAGCAAATTCGACAAGGACTTTTGCTTTGTCATGGATTACATCTGGAGATTTTATTCTTCTTGCTTTAATGTCGGTGGAGAATTATGGTTATAAACATCATGTTATAGTTAGTATTAAATCTGGAAATAATGTTTATGGTGATGGTTATTTCTATAACTGGAGCGCATATCTTCCAACAACAACTATATTTAACATTAAACAAAAGCCTATACAAAATACACCATTATTCAATTTTCATGACTATGATACTGGGGATAGTGGTATATTTACGTCTAGGTTTGCATTTTCATCAAAACCTGGAACAATTGATTATATAAAGAGTTCTCCATATATCGATAATGGATACAAAAAATTCGATATAGCATCTGTATATGACTGTACAGCTGTTACAATTGGAGATACAGTATCTCTTAAAGATGGTGCTTACTTAGCAGTCGGCGATCATCAACTTGTTAAAGTAAGTTAACAACAATTCAAAATAGGAGGAAAATACCATGTTAAATGGTGACGGACAATTGTCCTTTAAGGAGTTCTGGACTATTTTGATGGGTTGTTGCTCGGCGTTAATAACGATTAGTGCTGCAGTCGCTATAGTTATTAGCGCCGTTAAAAAACTTAAAGAACCTGAGAACGCTCAGAACAGAGAGATAAAGGAGCTCAGAGATAAGATGAATACTATTGAAGATCGTCTTGACAGACACGATGAGTTCTTTGGAAAAGATAATAAACGACTATCAGCAATAGAGGAAGGAAATAGGGTCACTCAGCAAGCACTTCTAGCTTTAATGCAGCATGCCATTAATGGTAATGATGTAGAAAAGCTTAAGAAAGCTGAGGATGATCTTAAGACATATTTAATTAACAAATCATGAATAATATAACATTTTTATTGCTTACAATGTTTTCTATTACTATAAGTGAGCCGACAGTACCTGCCAATATTCCGCAGTTGCAAAGGCCTCACGTAATAGCAGTTCAGTATGAAAAGCCAGAAGTCAAAACATTGTACAATATGTCTGACGCTGAACTGAATGCACTATCTGTTAAAAAGAAGGCAAAACTAGTACATTTGTCAGTTAAGTCATTTAAAGAAATGACAAAAGTGGTCAATCATGAAGCAGGACCAAAAATGGAGGACAAGAAACTAGTTGCTGCCGTTATTTTTAACAGAGTGCATTGTAAGCAATTTAGAAACACAGTAATTAAAGTATTAAATGAACCGGGCCAATTCTACGATGTAAAACATACTAGAGCTGGCTCATCTAAAGACAAAAAAGCTCAACTTGCAATACTACTTGCTTATCGAGATATAGTATTGGGAAAAATTCCGCATAATGTATTATATTTTAACTCTATATCCTTTAGAATTCGTAAAGGTCATAGGTATATTAAGTATAAGCATTACAATAACTACTTTATTATCGACAGCAAGTGTAAATGCAAGTGGTGTAACGGAGGATAAAATGGGACAAAGTAGAAATGAAAATATTCTTGAAAATATGCTAGGGGCTCAGAATCCTCTGGGAGAACCGCAGAGTAGAGAAGAAGCTCTTCTTATGCAATTGCTTGATAAATTAAGTGTTACTGTATTGAAGTGGCTTGGCGTTACTACAACAGAACTTGAGGATGGATCTAGCACTAATCCTATTGTTATTAATAGTGAAGAAGTTACTGCTGAAACTGGTGATGTTGTAACATATGACTCTGTTGAGTATGTATTTAATGGAACATTGTGGCAGAAATTGGGTGACGTTGGAAAGCCAGGAGTAATATTATCTGGAACTTTAACAGCAGGTTCTACATCTGTCACTATTACTGATGATGTTATAACATCTGGTTCCATGATTGATATTTACTCAGATGTATATGGTCTGCAACCCACAAATGTACAGGTAACAACTGGACAAATAGTATTAACTTATGCTGCTCAAGGTGTTGATATTAGTGTAAAAGTGAAGGTGATTTAATATGGCTTACTATAAAAGTGGTGGAATTAATGTAACATCCAATAGTAATGTTTCTATTAATACAGCAAGTGGGTCAATCGCCTCTTTTAATACCAATTTGAGCATGCCTGTTTTAGAAACTAAGGCTACTATCAACCCTGTTCAGGACGGTACTCCTTGGATAGATAGTAATGTAGTCAACAAAGTACCGTACATTAAGCGAGCAGTTGTAGGGACGGCTACGAGAATAGGCAATCACTTATTTGATAAGTTGGTTGGCGGTACGGTTGCGTGGAATCAGATAAGAACAAACGGTAATTTTACTGCTACGACAGGTTGGAACTCTACAAACAGTACAAGAAGTGTATTAAATAATATCATGACTTTAACGGCGAGCTCTACCGCTAGTGAAATTGAATTATATGACGCCTCTACTAATCGTATGGAGGTTGTTGAAAATCATATATATTTTACGAGTTACAAAGTAAAGTCTAATGTAGCAATTACCAAAATGCACCACAGAGGCTTTATTGTTAAAAACAATACGTCGGGTTTTTCAGCAAACACGGAAAACACTATTGAAATAATAGGGCAAGCTACCGCAAATAAAATGCAAAACCTGTATTTTTATGGCGAGTTTAATACAAGTGATACCATAAACATAAAAGAAATAGTATGTTTCGACCTCACCGCTATGTTCGGCTCAACCATTGCTAATTACATTTACTCACTCGAACAAGCCACAGCCGGTGCAGGAGTTGCCTGGTTCAAGGCACTGTTTCCTAATGACTACTATGCTTATAACGCAGGCGAATTGTTAAGCGTTAAGACGTCGGCACATAAGATGGTTGGCAAAAATCTGTTTGATAAGACAGACAACACAATAGAAAACAACGTACGAATAGCAACAAGCACTGGCGGAACATATGGTGCTTCAGGCTATAGTGTTTCGCCTTATATTAGAGTTGACAGTTCAAAACCTTATGTTCTGACCTCTGGAATACAGTCTTATTTTGCGGGATATGACGAAAACAAGACTTTTATTGGTGGCGGTACTTGGAATGATAAAGCGTCTAAAAACCTATTAAACACGGTAGAGTATGTTCGTTTTGACTTTCAGACGTCGGGCAAGGACATCGTACAGATTGAACAAGGCTCAACGGCAACAGCATACGAACCTTACAAGGCAAATGTTTATGCCCTCGATAGCGACCTTGAATTGCGTGGATTACCGAAGTTAGACAGTAATAACAATCTTTATTACGACGGCGACACATATTCATCAAATGGCTCTGTTGTGAGAAAATATGCTATTGTTGATCTTGGTTCGTTGACGTGGGCTACAGCTGTAACTGCAGACCCAAATAAGACAAGGTTTAAAGCAACTTTAAATAATGCAAAGAAAAGTGATGTTACAGTTGGGGTTCGAAGTATTTGTTCTTATAAATATATTGCTCTTGCAGCTGGTAATACATATTATCCGAAAGAGGGTTATACGATTACGGATGATAATGCTTTATATATTTTCGATGAAAATTATGCAACTGCCACAAAAGAACAATTTAAAACTGCTATGAGCGGTATTTATTTGGTTTACGAACTCGCAACGCCAACCGAAGAAACAGCCGACCCGTTCACTAATCCACAGGTATGCGATGAAAACGGTACTGAGGAGTACGTCGACAACAGAACAATTCCTATCCCTGTCGGTCACGAAACCTATCAGGCGAATATTTGTCCGATTACAGGCTTTGACGAGCTTAATATTCAGCAGTGCGGTGTGAATTTGTGGGACGAAGAGTGGGAAGTTGGTAATTGGAACATAGCTGATGGAACGAAGGGCACTTTATCAGATAGAATTAGGTGTAAAAATCTTATTCCCGTGCCTGCAAATACAACATTGTATTTATGTATTCCTAGCGGTATGAGTGCCCGTGTTGGTGGATATAAAGCTGATGGTACATATATCGGTCAGATAATTGCGGATAGTGCGGTTACTGCACGTTCATTCACCCCGCCTAGTGATTGTGCTTATATCAATTTTAATCTTTTGAATACATACGGCACAACATACAATAATGACATAAGCATAAACTATCCCGCAACGGACACAACATACCACGCCTACAATACAGCAAGCACGACCTACGCCGTCAGTTGGCAGACCGAAGCGGGCACCGTTTATGGCGGTAATCTCGACTTGACAACGGGAGTGCTGACGGTTAATTATGCGTATGTTGATGTTGGTTCTATTGAGTGGACACGCAAAACTGATGGTGCAATTCCTTATTTCAGGCACGATTTTACGGATAGTACTTTGACACAGTTAAATCGTAATTTCAAATGCTCACATTATCAGAATGTACCTTTTGCAACGATATACAGTAGCGGTCAGGACAAGTCGGCGGCATCATACACAAATGGCATTTTGATAATTTCCGATACTGATTATTCGGACGCACAGTCATTTCAGACGGGAAACGTGGGCACGCAGTTGATTTACGAACTTGCAACGCCCGCCACATATCAGTTGACTCCCGTTCAGATTAATGCCTTGCTCGGAGTGAATAATATATGGCACGATGCCAACGGAAACACGGAAGTAAAATATAGAAAAGTAAACATACAATAAGGAGGAAAAACATGAAACTTAGTAATAAAGTGTATGATATTTTCAAGTGGCTTGGATTGGCTTTCTTTCCGGCACTTGCTATCCTGCTCTCAACCATTCTTCCTGTTTGGGGAGTAGACGCAGGACTTGTAAAGGCTCTTGTAGTTACCTGCAATGGTCTTGGTGTATTTATTGCTGCTCTTATTGGTATCTCTCAGGCTACTATTGCCAACGAGAAGCTTCAGATGATTGAAGAAGCTGGTGATATTTACGAAGAGCCTGCAGTAGATGAAGATCCTGTGACAGAGGAAGAAGAAAAAGACGAGGAGATTTGATTATGGCTACAGCAGCAAAAGCAAGATCCAAATTCAAGTCTTGGAATGGCTATTCTGAGTCCAATGGTAAGGCTCAAAAGTATATCGTCGACCCTTGGAACAAGTACATGGGAATGAAAGTCAACTGTAAGAAGACGGCGTGGTGCGCAATTGCCACCGCTTCTTGCCTTTATCAGGTTGGCGTTAAGAAGCTTTCCATGTCTGCAGGTTGCACAACTCAGATGAAGTGGTACAAGTCCAAGAAGCGTTTCCATGCTAGAGGATCTTATGTACCTAAGGTTGGCGACCTCGTGTTCTATGACTTCGACGGTAAGGGAAATGCAACTCATACGGGTATGGTAACCTCTGTTAACTACAAAAAGAAGGGTTATATTTACGTAATTGAGGGAAATAAGTCAAATAAGGTTGGCTACAGACACATTTCCTACACATCTAAGTCCATTTTGGGCTTTGCAACACCATATTATTCGTAAAGGAGGCCTAAAAATGGCTGGTAGACCTAGAAAAAGTGCACTTATTAAGGATATTTCAGAGATTGGAACACCTGAAGAGAAGGAAATTGTAGAAAAGACGGTTTCTAAGAAGCCTGAAGCTAAGAAAGTGATGGAAGATATTATCGAGAAGGCAGAGATTGCTCCTGAGCCGTCTAATGCAAATACCGGTATTGTAAAGGTTGAGCCTGCAGGTTCTTGGCTTAATGTTAGATCTGCACCCTTTGGAGAGATTGTTGGAAGCCTTAACAATGGTGCAAAGGTAACAATCTACGAAACAGCAAAGGGTTGGGGCAAGATCTCTGATACTGAAGAAAAGTGGGTAAACCTTGAGTTTATCGTCTAAGAGGTGATATTATGCCTACACCTATTCCTAGTGATTCGATTTTAGCGAATATCTCTAAATTATTAGGAGTTCAGGTGGACGAGAACTATTTTGATACTGATATTCTTATTCATATCAATTCAGCTCTCAATCAACTTTGTCAATTAGGTGTAGGTCCTGACTCCCCATACAAAATAACAGGCGCTTACGAAACATGGTCAGATTTCATGCCCAATGTTTCTGATTTCGAGGATGTCAAGACCTACATCTATTTGTATGTACGACTGATATTTGATCCGCCGTCAAGTGGATTTGTAACAGATGCTATCAAAGCTCGTATGGCTGAGCTTGAGTGGCGTATGTACGTACAAGCAGATAATGACACGGATGATATTTTCCATCCTGGAATGATTTACAATGTTGGAGATAAGGTCGTGAAGGACGGAGTGCACTATGTACGCATTACGCCTCAAGAAGTACCTGAACAATGGAATTTCCATAACTGGAAAGTCTATGATTACCAAGATGACACCGTCCCAGCATACAGTATCACAAAGAACTATGTTGTCGGTGACAAATGCACAAACGAAAGTAAATATTATGTATGCATTATCAACTCTCCCGCTGGAGTTTTTAATGCAGAAAGATGGGTTGAGTATAAGCCATGAAGATCGCTTATATTTGCAACTGTAAAAGAGCGTGCAACAAGAGTGCTGGCTGTATCGTTAACGGCGGTGAGTGCAGCCACACTCTTGACGTTCTGTACGCCAAAAACTACAATGAAACGCCATTAGTTGCTGAAGATAAGAATTTTGTAAAAGTTTCTAATGATTTTCAGGAGATGGCATATGAAGAGGTAAGTAAAGATGGCAGAAACTGATATGAAACCCCTAAGTGAGTTGGACCTGTATAACAATTTACTTGATTCTAACTCTCTTTTACCTATGACGGTTAAACCTAGTGGAAGTAGTGTAACCAGAAAGGTATATTACAATGCACTTAAGACACAAATTGCAGGCTATGAGATGGCAGGAGTTTTAACTGCTGGCAGTACGTCTATCACATTGCCTGTTGTTGCTCCTGCAGTTTACGATGATAACACAGCCTATACAGTAGGAAATCTTGTAACAGTTACAGAGGATGACGTAACTAAGAACTATATCTGTGTTACGGCTTGTTCTGCAGCTAACTGGGCTACAAACGGTCAGTATTTTGTTGAGTATACTCCGCTTAATGCTGACTCAACTGTCGAGATTTACACTGATACATTTGGAGTAAATCCGACTGATGCGTCTGTATCAAGCGGATCAATCACTCTGACATTTTCTTCACAGAACTCTGATCTTGGTGTGAAAGTGAGGATACTGTAATGACATGGTTTAAATGTACTGGAGGAAGTGGCGGAGGTGGACCCACTTCAAAAACAATTTATTTAACTGAGAATCTTAAAGTAGGAGTGTCAATGAATACCGTTACGGCTACCCCGTATAACGCTAATAATTATATTACTGTAAATGATAATGTTGTTACATTTAAAAGAAATAGTTCAAGCTATTCATTATGGTTAACATGCCCTATTGAATTACAGGCAGGGAAAATATATTCGTTTGCTTATGATTCAAAAACTAATACTGATGGGTATCTTTATTTAGATAGGGCTCCAAATGGAATATCCGAAACAGGTGATATAACTGTTAATCGAATTTTCCAGATAGCACCGCCTGCTAACGCTAATAAAGGGATGGTTTTCACAGTTTCAACTACGGGTTATTATGGGTTTCCTATATGGTCAAATAATACTAATGATATTGTTGTTACAAATCCATCAATAACAGAGATATCTTAATATGACATATTCAGAATTAATAAAAATACCAGATTTCTTAGGACGATTTAACTATCTAAAGCTCGGAGGTGGTATCGGCGAAGCTACCTTTGGTTTTGAAAGATATTTGAATCAAGAGTTTTATCATTCAACGGAATGGAAGTCATTCCGTAATAAAATTATTATTAGAGATAATGGCAATGATTTGGGAGTTGATGGTTTCCAGATAGGGGGACGAATTATTATTCACCATATTAATCCTATAACCATTGCTGATATTCGGAACGGTTCACCAATAGTCCTCGATCCAGAAAATGCTATCTGTGTATCTCACAGAACGCATGAAGCAATCCACTTTGGCTCAGAGGAACTATTGGTGGACTATTTTCCGACAACTAGAAGACCAGGCGATACAAAGCTTTGGTGATATTTTACCAACAACCACCCTGTCAGTATAAGGTTTCAATGGGATCTCCTAAATAATCTATAACCTCACACGATAAGCCATACATGCGTTATACCTCCTCAGCTGGCAGGGTGTTTGCTTACCTTTCATTGCTACTTTGTCCCTACTACTTGATATTTTAAAAGTTGTAGGGACGAGTAGTTAGGTAGGTTCGCAAAATTTTTATTCGCATATATTTTTTTGCCTATGATGATAAGAAACTAAAATATTTAATGTCTATAAGGAGGACAAGAAAATGAAAAAGTTAATTATCGTAGCAATGGCAGGATTTATTATGACATCTGCACTGATGTTTACAGGGTGCGGTTCTAAAAAGTCTAATGAATTCAGAGAAATCGAGAATTGTTTAGGTATTGGAGTCAATGATGGCGAAATCAAATGGTCTAGATTCAGTAGTTATGGATCTGGAAATTATGATGACGCTAATGAATGGCGGGAATATCGTAAATCAAAAGGAGACGTTGTATCTGACATTACATTGAATAATAGAACGTACTGGTTTACAGCAGGACAGATAGCAGGATAATATCCTGCTATTACTTTTTCGCATATATTTTTAATGGTATAGTAGGTACGGAAAGGAGGTATCTATTATGGAACAAGAAAGAGATTGGATTGACATATTCTATGGAGTCATCACAGTGAGCTTTTTTATTATATATGGAGGTATAATAATAGGACTTATAATGTGGAGATTCGGCTGATATTCTCAGCCTATCTCTTTTTTCGCATATTAATTAGTTGGTATAATAGGTGTATAACATAAAAAGGAGGACAAAAACATGTTGACATTTGAAGAATTTATGGACAAAAAGCAAATTATATTAAATAAGAGTATTGAAACATACATATTTAATAAGGACACAAATAATGATCGATGGTGTGTATATACTATTAATAAGATGGATTGTGATTTCTCATGTCATATATTTGACAATGAGGAAGCGCACGCATTTTATTGCAATAGGATGTCATCATTCGGTTACAAGCAGTTTCCTGTAATGTATGAATGATATTCCTTAATATAGGACTTCTTGTCCTATATTCTTTTCGCAAAAAAATTCTCTTGTATAATGATAACTATATTAAGGAGGATTTTAGATATGATGAACGAACTTAGCATTAACGTGTGGTATGAAGCACAAGAAGCTTTAGAGAGTGGCGAACTCTCAATGGCAGAACGTGAGGAGTATAACTCGTTTTGTGATGAGTATCGTCTAGCACATCCAGAGGAGTTCTAGAGATATTGTCAAATTTATGGGTCAACTAATCGTTGGCCTATAAGTTTTTCGCATATATTTTGTACCTTATAATGGCAGATTAACATATAGATGGAGGTGTAAAGAAAATGAGGAATTGAGCCATTATTGGGACATTAAGTCATTAGTTGGCATTGAGATCCGATATTGGATCTGCCAGCTAATAGGCAACAGAAAAGAAAGGAATAATGTTAGCCTATTAGTTTTTGCGCACCAGAAAGGAGGTCGTATGGACGTATTTGTGATATTTTTCGTAGGAATAATGGTAGGTGTAATACTTGGAGTATTTATCATGGCAGTAGCAGTAGCAGCCGGAAGAGGTAGAAAGGAGATGGAAGATGTATTCACCAGTAAAGAAGAACTGTCAAAAGAAGAAAGCGAATGGCTAATTGATTTTATTACAAAGGATGGTGATAACAAATGATAAAATACATTTGCGATAAATGTGGAAAAGAGTATCAACGTGAACTACTTAGGGCAGATATATCCAGTAGAGCAATAACCTTGAACTTATGCTGTCGCTGCTTTTTTGTGTATGGAAATCTTAAATATGAAGCAGATGAAAAATTCTTAAATTCTGATATTGAAGAATTAACTATTGATGGTAAAGAACACAATCTTGTATATGAGAGTTATTCACAGCATGATTGCGAGGCATGGTATCACTGTCCAATTTGTGGTGAATCTTATAGTTCTTGGGGTTTCTTTAATAAAGAAATGAAACCTGGTGATAAATTTAAATGTAATGGTTGTAAAAATACTTTAATAGTTCCGAGGTGATAAAAATGGATAGTGCAATTATAGCAATTTGTATTTTTGGAATGATGTTTGTTTGTGCTTTGTCAATTTTGAGAGCAATTTGATTCGCAACTAAATTTAATCATATAATGGTCGGAGAAACTATACTAAACCCGATCAAAAAGGAGGCATTGTAAATGGCATTGGAATTGTTTAAGGCAAAATTGGAGGCGAAGAAGGCTAAAAAGGAAGCAATTTTGGCAATCGATAAGTATATTAGTGCATTATCGATGAGTTTGCCAGAGATTTCTGATGTAGAGTTAAGACGTCAGACTGAAGATGAGATCACAAAGCTCGTTGCGGTTAAGGAAGTGTATAAAAAGAACACTGAATTGCCAAAATGGGCTTCTGAATTGATATCTACAGGTTTGAAAGTTGTAACTCTGGTCGGATCTGTGGTAGCTTGCGAGGTAATAACTAATAGAGGTACCGGTGACAAGATTGTTACTGACGGAATTAAGCGTCTTCCAAACATCTGAAAACAAGGACTGGCTATGGAAACATAGCCTTCCTTTTTTGTTTCGCATATTTATTTTTTCCTATAATGGCACGGTTGCCACAAACATTATAGGAGGTGATGTAAAAGATGTTTAGTGTACTGATGGGTGTTTCATTGGTCATTTTAGGTGTCGCTTACATCGTTAAAGGTGTAAAAGGCGACTAAAGCCAGAAAGAGTATAAGTCAACAATTGTTGGCTTATATTCTTTTCGCAAATAAATTCTTTCTTATAATGGTCGAAAGGAAGGTTAATTATAGAAAGAGGTGATGCGATTGAAGCGAACAGTTAAATTAGTTTGTTTGATATTAGTAGTCCTTTATCTGATAAGCAGATTCCCATTTCCCTTACTAGTTATACCGCTAGTAGGTGTGATGGTAGTTCATGTGAGTAACGAAATAAAGGAGATACGTAATGAAAAACAGAGTAAGAAAAAGAAGAAAGTAAAGAAAACATCAACAGCTAAAAATTCTTAACCTCCTTATAAACCGGGCAATAGGTCAAGATATTCTTGGCCTATTAGTCTTTCGCACACTAAGAAAGGTGATATTTATGAAATACAATCTTAAAGAAAAAGCAAAAGAGCCAAAATGTTGTGGAAAATGCGAGTATTTCTATTTAAATAAACCAGCAACAATGCAAGGTAAATGTATGATATTTAGAAAAGCAGATATTGCTGCAGAAATGAATGCTGATCCATGTATTCATTTTAGGCGAGCATAGCCCCATCTTGTCCAATGGTTAAGACAACGGACTTTGACTCCGTAAATGTTGGTTCGAATCCAACTGGGGCAGCCAATGGTGACGTTCCGACCATCAATAAGGGATACTAAGATCAACCTGTATCAACTAAACAGAGACGTGACTTATTCCTGATTCAATAAGAATCTTTGGACGTAGCCATAAGCGTTATATTGGTGACTTGTAGGCTCAATAAGAACCTTCATTTAAGTCATTTTAAGTCATGAAAGGAGACAAAACTATGACAGAACTTGAGAAGTTGAAGAAGTATTTAGATGAGAATGGGATCAGAAATGAATGGAACCCGGTGATATCTGATATGGATCAGGTAATTGTATATGATCCAAAGTATAAAGTTAGACTTTTGGACGCAGTATGTCATCGGGGGTCTTACGGTGGAGATAAAGGTCTTTTGAAGATATACGGTTCTCTTTGCACTGATGTTATTGGTTGGTTGACAGCTGATGATGTTATTAAAATTATTAAGAACCATAAGAAAAATGGTGGAGTTCCTATAGATAGTATGTATGACATTAAGGAGGACTGATATTTATGAAAGTTTATGCAGTTATTGATTTATGTGATATGGGATCTGATAGCACAGAAGCAGTTGTTGGTGTGTATGCTTCTCTTGATATGGCTAAGAAAGTGATAAAACAGCATATAAAAGAGCAGATCGAAATATACAAAGAAGACTGCGATGATTTAGAAAAGCCAAAAGGTAAAGTATTTGATCTTAGAAAGAAGCTTCCTATCGATAAGATGCTTAATGATAGTCTTGGATTTTGTTATATTGATGGAGGCTTTTCAGAGTGCGACTATATAAGGATTCTTGAGGTTGAAGTACAGGAGTGATATTCATGAGAGATTTGGTGATATTTGTAAAAGATTACGAAAAAATCATTCGTATTTCAGAAGGTAATGGATGTAATCTTACTACTGAAGACATTGATGAAGGCTATGTAGATTACATTTACTATGATGTTTTTGACGCACAAGATTTCCAGGATGTTGAAGATGGTGGTATGGTTCTTACTGAAAAACCTATTAAAGAGGAATTTGTTTCAGTTAAAGAAGCAGTAGAACGGGTTTTAGCCATGGCTGGATGGATTGAACCGCATACTGTTAATTGGATTCCACTTTCTGGAGAAGATGAATGGATGACACTTATAGAAAAAGAGGAGGTATGATATTTATGAAAGAATTTTCACTTAGAAGTTGCTTAATTCCAGAATTACTAAGAAACGAAATTGATTTTAGAATTATTAAGTACGAAGATGGAAACCATGAAAAACCAATATCACTTATTGTATCTTATAGATATTTAAATATTTGTAAAATAGATTTGAATTCAAGAAAAGAAGGTTTATTTGGTGGCTATCATGTAAAATGGTATAATACAAAAACAAGCTGCTGTTCGAGTCAAGATTATTATAATAGTGTTTTTTTAATTAAAGATATTCATAAAGCAATAATAGATCTTGAGAGAGAAAACACAATGAATAAGAAGATATATCGGGTTAAAGGTGTTAAATTTAATTCGGATCGAATGCATGAAATTGATCTTACAGTAAATGTTTTGGAATCACATTGTGCTACACAAGAAGATTTTGCAAAAATTAGAGAAGCTATTGAAAGTATTGGCGAAAAAAATGAATCATATTATGTAGTTTGTGGAAGAAGAAATGGTAAAACACGTATGTACGATGATTATTATAGCCTTCTGTTAGGCAGATCTGTTGACTGGAGAAAGTCATACGAAAAAGAACGTGACAAGTTTGATATTAAGGATGTAATCTTCAATGATCCTGCAACAATTGTTCTTTGGGCTGATGGTACGAAGACAGTTGTAAAGGCTGAGAATGAGCCATTTGATCCTGAGAAGGGTTTGGCAATGGCTATCTCAAAAAGAGCTTTTGGCAATAAGCATAGTTACTATGATATTTTCAAGAAGTATGTTGGAAGATATGAGAAGAAGCAGAATAAGGAGGTATGATATTTATGTCTATTGAATGGATTTTCATTATATGTCTTGCTATTGTTTGTGTTTCATTAATGGTTTATGAAGTAATTATGTCTAAAAAGCATGAAGAAGAATTAGGTGACGCAGATGAAGAAATTAATATGCTTATTGATAAGTATTCAGCTGCTCAAAAGACAATATTAGAACTGAATAGTAATTTTGCGTCTTCTATAGATGTTCATAGTAAAGCTTATGATGATATTTTAGTAAGATGCAAGAAACTTGAAATTGAGCTTAGTGAAAAAGAAGCTGAGATAATTAAATTACAGGCTAGGCTATATTCTTTTAATGGCACGATCGATATAGACACAAGCAAAGGGCCAAGTGATTTGGAAGGTGATGTAGGATGAAAAAGAAGAAATTGAAAAGAAAGATTAAAAGACTAGAAACTAGACTTAATTCTTTATGCTCTAAACTTTATAATTTAGAACAGAAATTTGAGAAAAATGATAAACAACTTGGGGAAGATTGGCAAGCGGCCATTAAGGTTACTAATGATGGTTATAAAGACTTAAAAAGAGCAAAAGAAGAATATGAAAAAGCAGAAAGAAGTATAAAAAATACTCTTGGCGAATTTAACAAAAGAATTATGATAATAGAAGCTAGGACACAAATTGATTATACAAAATTTGTGAACACAAGTAACGAACCACCGGAAGGCAAAACCTGTGACACTTGCATGTATCAGTGTTTACAAGATAAAGGACAAGATACACCTTGTATGGGATGTACGGCTGACGACAAAAAGATGTGGAAATCAAAAGGAGGGTGATATTAATGCCAACTAAACTTTATTCTTATCGTTGTGAGTGTGATAAGGCTGGTGTAGCGATCTATGTACGAGCAAGGAATGATAAGGATGCGTTTGATAAACTCATAGGGCATCCTGGATATTGGCAGGCTCAAAAGAAATTTAAGGTAAACAAGGCAGATTGGAAGGTAGAAAAGGAGATTTAATATGTCAGGAAAAGAGGCAAAAGAGACATTAGAAGCTATCAGTGGATTACTATATCTTATAAGGTTTACTTGTTTGACAAATGGCGATTCAGAACAATTAAGTGACCTTTTTGATAAATATGATGAGGCAGTTGTAGTTGCAAAAGATGCTATTGATATTATGGATAATAAATTAGATATTGAAAAGAAGAAGGGGGAATAATATGTCTGCAATGAAATCATTATTTGACTGGTTTTCAGATAAGTATGATATTTTTGATGACGAAACAGGCGAATGGAAGGGGATTAATAAACTATTATTAATGCAGGTTCCTCCAGAAAAAGGTTATGGGATACGAATTGTCGTTAAGCATAATGGCGACGATCCTCAAGAATATATGATGGATTTGTATAAAGGAACTGACTACAAGCCAGACATTGACCCTTTAGAGATGTTCAATGTTGTAACAGAAGCTGTTGATGATATTATGAAAAACATGCCAAAGGAGCGATAATATGCAGAAAGTTTATGTCGTGATTCAGGAATATTTAGATGAATACGGGGATACGTATACTGATATTATTCATGTTTGTGACAGTCTCGATCTTGCGGTTGAAAAATCGAATGAATTCATTCAAGATGCCATTAGAGATTACATGGAAGATTGTAATGATGGATTCGATTTTAGCAATAAAGGAAGATATTTTAGTAAGGATGAGTTATTTGATGAAAATGGTTTGGGAGTTGAATACCTTACTAGTGATCAGCATCCAGCGCTAAGAACTGGGGAACTCATTAAAGAGTATTATAGTTTAAGAATTGAGGAGTATGAAGTAAAGGGGGACTGATATTTATGCCATCATTTTATGATATAAGTTGTAGTCCATTGTATGCAAGACCAATAACAAATATGACTTATGATTGGTCCCACATTGATCTTGGGACATTATCTTTTGATGTAAGATGTAAACCAGAAGAGATAGAAGAGATAGAAAAATTTAAAAAACTTTTTGATGAACAAATGTTAGGAATAACAAACAGAAATATTAAAAATACAAAGGAGACAAACAAAATGGAAGCAAAGAAGTGTGACAGATGTGGTAAGCTTTACGAGAAGAAGTTCGATAAGAATGATATTCAGTGTGTATTTAAGCATGAGGAGCCGTTTTCTACAGGCGAGGAAAAGAACTACTCCAAAGAATTCATTGAAGACAAAAAGACTCACAACGTGTATATAAAGAGATTCAACGGAGATTGTATTGATATGTGCCCTGATTGTAGAAAGGCATTTAAGACTTGGTTTGAGTCCGCTGATAAGGAGGGAAAGAAGAATGGCTGATATTATTAAAGAGCAGCAGATTAAGCAGGCAGAGTACGATAAGGAAAAGCTTAAGAACGAAACAAAGAATGCTGAAGAAAAGATGCGTAAGGACTGGTCTATTCAGGATATTATGGGAACACTTGATAAAGAGCAGACGATGCTTTTGTCATATTTCATTCATATCTCTGTACAGAAGGGCCGAGTTTTAGGTAAGATGGAGATGGATGGAAAGACTCCAAAGGAAATTGGAGAAGCCCTTAATATTCCTGAAAAGCAAGTAAAGATGGTTCTTGATGAAGATCCGTTTGAAGTAATCGCGAATTGATATTTACAAAGGAGAGTCAAATTATGGCAGTAAGAAGTTTTGCAACAAACAATTTAGTCGAAGATCATGACAATTATGTAAAATTTATGAATACTAGAGCGAATAGTCTTTCAAAAGAAGGTAAAGATACTGATATTCTGTTTTATAAAAGAGGTATGATGTCTAATGTTTTTAAAATTGACACTAGTCATAAAAATGGCAAGGAAACAAGATATAAAGAAGCTGCTAAGATAGCTCGTCTTACAAATAGTATTAAGTTATGGCATACAATTGCGCTAACTTATGAAATCTGGTGCGATTGTGTAAAAAAATTAGTAGACGAATCTCATACAAGAATCCATTATAAAAAGTTTGTAAATGTTTCTGATGATGTTCTTACAATATTTAAGAATCGTGTCGGTCTAGCTGTAAGTAAAGCTCAGTGTTGGTATAAAACGAACGGTCAGAAAAACATTATTGATCCTTGTAGGTCTCTTGCAATTTATTGGACATATCTTGATATTGTGAAAGATACCTCACATCAGAGATATTTTCCAACTGCTGAAACAATAATTAGAGCAGCAAAGATATTTGGGTATAAGCAAAATGATAATCCATTTATCATGAATGGTAAATTTCAAGGATATGCTGTTCGAGGAAGAAAGATGGAGAGTCCTATGAATGAAACAAAGACAAATTGTCCTGATATTTCTGAAATGATTATCGAAGATATGGAATTCTCTTATAGAACTTATAATGCTCTTAAGAGAGGTGGTATTAATAGATTTGGTGATATTCTTGTTTTAGATTCTCGCAGTCTTTTGCATATCAGAAACTTCGGTATGAATAGCTTTAAAGAAGTTGCCAAAAAGCTTGAGAAATACGGCTATATGTATCCTAAGGACGAGCAAGGCAATTACATTTGGAATCGTAAGCCATATAAGATTGATGAGCAGGAATCAGTAATTGATATTGCAGAGCAAGCTGCTAAGGAAGTTGAAGAAGAGAGAAAGATCGACCCAATGCTTAGTATTAGTAAAGCTAAAGATGAGTACGATGAACTTCTTGATATTAAAGAAAAATATGAAGCTCTTCTTAAGACTACTCAGGAACAGGCTGATAATTACTATAAGATTCTTAAAGAAAAGATGGATCTTGAAAACTACAACTCCCGTCTTAGAGACGAGAATAACAATCTTAGAGATGAGAATGCCGGTATTAAAGTTAGACTTGAAAAAGAGTCATCAAATACTGATATTGTAGCAATCCTCGCGCATGTCGTAGAAATCATGAAGAAGCGCGGTATTACAAAGCTTGAAACTGGTATTAGTGGGTATTCTGTTGATATTGTTCAGAAGTATCTATTCACTGGAAGGAGTTAATATGGAGTGGGTATACATTGATGATATTAACAATCTCCATCTTAAAGAAAATAAGCAGTATTTAGTATGTGTTGAGAACTGGAATGGCCATTCTTCGGAGTGGCATCCAGTTCTTGCATATTGGTATCTTGCTGGTAGTGATTTGACATTGAGAGAAGAAGATAATACTCCTCATCGTCATGCTATTAACAAGACAGGATTTTATGTCGTTAACGATTGTGGCAAGGACAGATTTGATTACATCTATCAGCTCAGTGGAGTTAAATACTATTCTGATATTCAACTTCCTGACTCAAGTCCTGATGATATGCTTACAATCGCAGAATAAACTTATGGTATAATAGAGAACGTATGAAAGGCACATACAGCAATTATTTACATTTAATAAGAGCCAAACCGTGCCTTGTTAAATACGTTCTCTATATTTTTTTCTTGAAAGGAGCAAAAGCATGAAGAAAGAAACGAAAGACAACATCGTATTTGTCGGATCTACAATGTTGACTGTAGGCACGTCATGTATGCTTGGTTGGATGGCGGGATGGGGCGCAACTGCACTTGCTAATCATGTATTTACTGATGGTTTGACAAGGGGTCAGCTTAAGGTATTTTCAGCTGTAACTGTTCTTGGTTCTGTCGGTGTCGGATTAGCTGCTGCCGATGCGTTATATCCAAAGTTTACTGGATATTTGCAGGATGTTATGGATGTATTCCCGACAAATCCTAAGGAGGTAAAAGATGTTGAATAATGGACTTTTAGCTTGGGGTAAAGCATTCTTTAATAAGCATGCTAACTTGATATTTGGCATTCTGGGTGTTGCAGGAGTTGCGGGTACGGCTGTGTGCTCTTCGATAGCTACTAAGAACGCTATTGATATTCTTAGAGAGCATGAAGATGAACAGTTAACTAAAAAGGATGTACTAAAACTCGTTTGGCCCGAATACATCTGGACTGGTATTGTCGGATTAGGCACTTGTGGGTCGATTGTAGCGTCCAACATGTGGTCGGCTAAGCGTGCAGCAGGTCTTTCAGCAGCATTGATAATTGCAAAAGAGCAGTTAGACACAACAAGAGCTGTATTTGACGACTATAGACAGGAAACTTTGAAGTATCTGCCTCAGAATCCTGAAGAACAGGCTAAGATTCAGAAGATAATTGATCGGAGGCCAGCTCTTGAAGAGGGTGAAAAGCCTAAGTATATACGAGATAGAATGGGTGATATTCTCCATTTTAAGGAAGTAGACACAGGAATTGAGTATGATTGCCGATTAATTGACTTCGAAAAGGGTCTTTTAGAGGCAAACAGTCTCATGTTGGACCAGGATTACTGTTCCATGAATATGTTCCACGAATTGATACCTAATGTTGATATTCCGATAGCTGAAATTGGATGGGATATTGGCTGGCAGTATTATTATGACGGTAAGATAACATACACAACACAGGAATGCCTTGAAAGAGGCCCTAATGATGAAGGGATTATAATGGTTTACGTATCATTCAGCAAGTGTCCACATGCAAAGACGGATTGATATTCGCAAAAAAATATTAACGTATAATGGCTGAAAAGCTTAAAATATTAAGGAGGTGTAGCATTATGGCTAACACAAAAAAGCAGGAAGTTGAGGCAAACGTTGCGATCGAAGAGGTCAAGAAAGCAGACGAAAAGGTCAAGGCTATTGAGATCAATAGAGCTGCAAAGAAAGCAGAAAAGCAGGAAAAGAGACTTAATTGGTGGGGTCCATTTAAGTATGTTGGAAAGGGTATCAACGCTGTTGAGAACAATCCAAAGACTTTTGGACTCGGCCTTGCGGTCGGAGGTCCGCTTGGTGTTGCTGCGGCTTGGGGTGTCAAGAAGGGTATTGACTATTTCAGAAGTAAGGGCTCTGACGAAGTAACAGAGGAAACTACTGAAGAAGTAGCTGAAGAAGCACCGTTTAATACGGAAGCATGAAAGTCAAAATATGGGTCAACTAAATTAGTTGGCCTATATTTTTTTAAAACCTGGCACAAGTTGAAAGGAGCATGGGTAATGACAGAAAAGACACTTAATGGTATTGAGATTGGCGCATCTGCAGTATTAGCAGCAGGAATTAACTATGTAGTTGATAAAACTATAATAAAGATGGTAGATCCTCAGACAATTCCTGAGAAAGTCATAACCAGTGTAGGTGTAACTGGTATTGACTTAGCATGCCAATATGGTATCTACAAACTCATTCACACAATGACTCATCCTTATGAGGTTCGTAAGTACGAAATGCTTGTGGAAGAGAATATTAAGGCAATCGAGACGAATTCAGAGGTTGCTAAGATCATGGCAGAGCATGAAATCAAGGTTGAGAATGCTGTGGATGATATTTACAATAAAATCATGGAGGGAAAAGTAGATGGCTGAAGTACCAATGCCTAGTTCCGATAAGGGGCTGGTCCAATACAACAACTCTTACGCAGCCAAGTCCTCTCTTGCGCAGAAGCCTGTTGAGGAGGAAAAGCCAAAGCTCGGAGGCACCATCCAAGGCGGTGTATCCTTAAAGCGAAAAACTCCGGGGCAGCGATTTACAGAGACATTTTTGAGTAATGGTGATGTTAAGACAGTTGGACAGACAATTCTCATGGATGTAATAGTTCCTGCACTCAAAGAGATGATATTTAACTCTGGAAGAGATGCGTTGTCAATGTTTCTGTTCGGCGACACAAGAGCGTCCAGAACAGGCGGATTAAGATCGGTAGGAGGTATAACACGTGATTACACTAGTTATTCTAGCAGTATTGTTTCTCGTACTCGGGATCGTGATAGGGTTGATATATATCGACCTGAAGATAGCGTCAAGTATAATAACCTGGTTTTTGAAATCAGGGGTGATGCCGAAAATATTCTTTTTAATATGCGCGATTACATTAATACTTATGATGATATTCAGATAGTTAAACTGTATGAGTTAGTACGAGAGCAGACAGGCATTCAGATTCCTATGAACGCACAAGATGCAAAATTTGGTTGGTCAGATTTGACAAATGCTTGTGTAAGGCAAGTTCGTGGTGGATATTTACTTGAGTTGCCTAATCCTATAGTATTGGAGCACTAATATGGGACATATTAATCTTAATGGAATATTTTATTCTTCTGATGGAGAAAATTGGAAACCACTTGGAAAAATAACACAGGCTGATATTGATAATGCTGAAATTGGTTGCGATGTTGATTTAGAAAACAAATGTATTGAAGGAGTAGTGGTAACAGGAACTGTTGAATTATCAGAAGAAGCTCAAGCAGCATGGTGGGCCATTGCAGAAGGCGGAATAGAAATCGTCAAGAGGAGCAAATAATGTCAAAGATTACAAAGTGTGATATTTGTGGTAAAGAGGAGTTGGGACGTAATCCTGAAGGTTTTAACGAGATAGCACTATATCATAAGACCGTATGGATGCCCGATGGATATTCTGATCTCTGCGAGGATTGTTATGAAGAGTACAGAGATGTATATGACAATGCACTCAAAGAGATGAGAGAAAAAGTAATGGATTGGATATTGTCCAAAACAAATAACTTGGAAGGAGCAAATGATGATATTCACAACGATTAAGACGGCATTTAATACCGTAAGAGGTTTAGCTGTTCAGCACAGTCCTGAGATTCTGTTAGGAACCAGTATTGCTGCTGGAATTGGTGCAACAGTAACAGGTTGTATTGCAACCAAGAAAATGGAAGGTATTAATGCTAAGCATAAGGAAATTATCGATATTTTACATACAGCTAAAGTAAATGAAGAAGGAAAAATCATGCCTGGAACAGAGGCTGATACGACAACTCCTGAGTATAAAAAGGCGATTACAAAGGAGTATGGACGTTATTGGTTTGATATTGCAAAGACGTGGGCTCCGTGTGTAGGTCTTACATTATTGAGTGGAACTTGTGCTTTGGGTTCATTCAAGATTGTCAACAAGCGTTTGATTGCAGCAGAAACAGCATTTACAGGTATTGCAAAGGCATTTGAGCAGTATCGTGATAATGTTATCGAGGACCAAGGTCTTGAGAAGGATGAGTATTATGCAAGTAATGGCGCTCTCAAGAAGAAGCAGGAACTGATAGCTAAAGGTAAGTATAAGCAGAAGGAACTTCCTGTAAGTGAAGATCCGAATTTTAAAGTGACGAAAGTCGATGATATTTTCCATTATTATTATAATGAGGATACTGTTGAGTGGGCATTCTATTCGCATCATCCGTTCTATAACTTCAATAGAATGAGTGAGATACTCACAATTTTCAACTTTGATCTTGAAAGTAATGGTATTGTCTTCCTCGATGATGTATACAGGCGTCTTGGTTTGGATATGAAGACGTTGCTTGCAGAGCGTGCACAAGGTCGTACGTACGGTTGGGTTCTGGATAAGTATACAGAAAATGGAATGCCTAACGATGAACGTGTATCATTTGGAATCTTTGAGAAGAATGACACACAGCATAGATTGTTTAGGTCTGGCCAGATTAATGATATAATCTTGGAATTCAATTGTAGATTGCTTACACCTGAAACATGTGAAAAATTTGCTCGGGGGTGATATTTATGAATAAGATTGCTATTATTGCCGGATTAAGTGGTTTGGTTGTAGGAGCAGCAGGTGGATATTTTGCATGCCATATTATTGAGAAGAAAAAGATTGATAAGGCAATTTCTGATGGAATCCAGCAGACACTCGACGAAATTAGGAATACACAAAGAGAAAAAGTTATGGAAAATGAAAGAAAAAAGCTTAACATAATTAATGCTATACCTCATTTCAATGCAATCGATATCACTAAAGATATTTTGAAGGATAGTGGATATTATGAAGAGGGGTCGAAGGATTCGACGGATGATGTAAAGGAACCAGATGATGAACCTGATGACCTACCGTTTGAAATGGGTGATATTGAGTCTAAGAACATTTGGGATGAGGAAGAACCTGATGAGAGTGAGTTAACTCAAGATGAGTATGACAAACTTGTAGAACCTGATGTGGGAGTCAATATTGAGAAGCTTGATATTAAGAAGAAGCCTTATGAGATAACTAAGGAGCAATATGATGAAGAGCTTATGAATGAGACCTCGGAGGGTATGTGGGATAAGGTAGAATTGATATTCTTCAAGGATAATGTCTTTGCCGAAAGGTCTGCTATGGATGAGTTTTCAATGATGTCTTCAAAGGAGATTGAGCTTGCAATTGGCAAGGATAATATTAAGAAGTTTGTTGATAATCATACGCTTGAAAGGTTATTCGTAAGGAACAATAAGCTTCAGATTGATTACATGATTACCAGGTCGCCTCGTTCTTACTCATCTGCTATACATGAGGATGATGAGGAGTAAGTTTTTATGGAGGACAACTACTATGATATCTTCTTAAATGATGGATATTTCAGGTGGTTACTTGGAATATTGGGGTTTAAGGAGTCTGCTGAATGCAGGTATATCTCTTTGTTGTCGTACTTATATTCTACTGATTTTAAGTTAACAGATCCAATTGTTGGGCATGATGATAACCGTCTAGATGATGGATTTGAACTCAGAGCGCAGTATTCTAATAACTTCACAGATCCTGCTACTTGGCCGACTATCTTTCAAGAGCCGGTTAGTGTTTTGGAAGTTTTGACTGCATTTGCAATGAGGATTGATGATGATATTATGTATGATGGAAGTCTTCATGCCAGCAAGTGGTTCTTTATTATGATTGATAATTTAGGTATGACTAACTTCACAGATGATGGGTTAGGATTGACTTGGGTTACTGATGATGTAGAGCAAATTCTTGATATTTGGATGTCTAGACAGTACGGACCAGATGGAAAATTTACCATTTTTCCATTAAAAAATACCGCTTTTGACCAAAGAAAGTTGGAAATGTGGTATCAAATGCAGGAGTGGTTTCGAGAGAATTATTAGAAAAACGGTAGGATTTACCACTTTTTACCGTTTTTGTTTTGAAAAACGGTAGCCCGGAAACCCTTGAAAATAAAGGGTTTGCGGGTTTTTTAGGCCATTTTTACCGTTTTACCGTTTTTATTTTATACTTATATGGAAAAATGTATATTTTCTATAAAAGAATATAAAACGGTGAAAAAAGCGGTAAATTGGTAAAAAACGGTAAAAACACTTGAAAGGAGCATTTTTAATGTGGATTTCTTTGAAATAAAAGTTAAACCTCTAAAAAATGGATCTCTCGAAATATATCCCGATTTTGTTACAGGAAGAGTAAAAGATATTCTATTTAAAGGTCATTCATTTTATGCTGTATGGGATGAAGAAGCTGGAATGTGGTCCACTGATATTATGGACGTCCCTAGAATTGTTGACAACGAGATATACAAAAAGAGAGAAGAACTAAAGTCTCAACAACCAGTAATTTTAAAAACATTAAAAGATTTTAGTTCAGGGAAATGGATGGAGTTTAACACTTATTGTGGAAAGATGCCAGACTCTAAAGGTGTATTGAATCAAAAAGTATTCTTTGCAAATGATAATCCTAAGAGAGAAGATTATGCATCTACTAAACTTGGATATAGTTTGGAAGAAGGTAACATTGATAATTATTTAGAGCTGGTATCTAAACTCTATGATGAAAAAGAAAGAGAAAAGTTTGAATGGGCAATAGGAAGTATTATTGCTGGAGATAGTATTGATATTCAGAAGTTTGAAGTATTCTTTGGTCCGCCTGGATGTGGTAAAGGTACAATACTTAAGATAATTGAAATGTTATTTGGTCCATATAAAAGGACTGTTGATATTTCAAGTCTTACAACTAAAGCTGACCAGTTTTCTACTGAACAGTTTGAAGGTGCACCATTAGTTGGTTTGCAAATGGATGGTGACTTAAGTAGAATTGAAAATAATACTATCCTGAATTCAATTGTCTCTCATGAAAGTATCCAGATTAATGCAAAGTTTAAATCTAAATATGAATTTAAAAGTAATTGCTTTATGTTCATGGCATCTAATAAGCCAGTAATGATTACTGATGCTTATAGCGGAATAGCAAGAAGATTAATTGATATTCGTCCTACAGGAAATAAGGTTAGTGGTAATAAGTATAATGAACTAATGAGAAATATAGAATTCGAATTAGGAGCAATAGCTCATCACTGCCTTAAAGTTTATAAAGCATTAGGAAAATATTATTATGATGGTTATGTTCCGTTAGATATGATGTTCCGTACTGACTATTTCTTTAATTTTGTTGAAGATAATTTTAATGCATTTTCATCTGAAAAATTTATAACACTTAAGCAAGCATATGAAATGTATGTTCAGTTTTGTAGCGAATCGGCATTACAACATAGAATGCCTAAGTTTAAGTTTAGAGATGAATTAAAGAATTATTTTGATGATTACAAAGAGCAAATAGTAATTGATGGAAAACATTATAGATGTTGTTATACAGGTTTTAAAATAGATAAATTTAAACTTGCAGTAAAAGAAGTAGAGAAGTTAGAGGAAGAAAAGAAAAATGTATTGATATTTGATAAGACAGAATCTCTGTTTGACAAAGAGTTTAAAGATTGTTTTGCACAATATGCTGTTGATAGAGAAAGTCAGAAGGAAGTTCCTAAGTTTAAGTGGGATAATGTTGTATCTAAGTTAAAGAACATTGATACAAAGAAAGTTCATTATGTAAAACTTCCAGAAGACATTATATTTATTGACTTTGATTTGAAAGATGAGAAAGGTAATAAGTGTAAAGAGAAGAATCTAGAAGCAGCATCAAAGTGGCCGTCGACATATGGAGAATTCTCTAAAGGTGGCGAAGGTGTACATCTTGTGTATAGATATTCTGGAGATGTGTCAAAACTTAGTGTTTTATATTCTGAAGGAATTGAAATTAAGACATGCACTGGAAACTCATCAATGAGAAGAAGGTTGTCATATTGTAATGATATTCCTATAAGAACTATCAATTCTGGCCTTCCTCTTAAAGAGGAGAAGAAGTCCATGATGACAGATAGAGCTATCAAAACAGAAGTAAGTCTTAGAAGATTGATATTACGATGTCTTAAGAAAGAGTTTGGAAGCACTACACAAAACATAAACTTCATTCATGATATTTTAAAGGAATGTTATGATTCAGGAATGGAATATGATGTTTCAGATATGTATTATGATATTTACAATTTTGCAATTAATAGCACTAATCAAGCTGCTAATTGTTGCAAGAAAGTAGATGAAATGAAGTTTAAGTCAGAGAACAAAGAAGTGCAACAATTAGATGCACCGATTGTATTCTATGATGTTGAAGTGTTTCCAAATTTGTTTGTAGTAGTTTATAAAGAAAAAGGAAAAGAACCAGTTAAGTTAATTAATCCTAAGCCAATTGATATTCAAAACATGCTTAGTTATAACTTAGTTGGTTTTAACTGTAGAAGATATGACAATCACATTGTGTATGCAGCTTTACTTGGATATTCTAATGAACAACTGTTTGATTTGTCACAAAGAATTATAGTTGTTGCAAAAGGAAGTAAGAGTAATGCGTTCTTTGGTGAAGCATATAATCTTAGTTACACTGATATTTATGACTACTGCGCAAAGAAGCAATCTCTTAAGAAGTGGGAGATTGAATTAGGTATTCATCACCAAGAGTTAGGTTTACCTTGGGATAAGCCAGTTCCTGAAGAATTATGGGAAACAGTTGCAGATTATTGTGTTAACGATGTCGAGGCAACAGAAGCAGTTTGGGATGCTACACAAGGTGACTTTGTAGCTAGACAGATACTTGCTGATATTGCTAGTTAAGGAGCGTAAATGGCAACAGTAAACGATACAACAAATAGTTTAACAACTAAAATAATATTTGGTAATGAAAAGAAACCACAAAGTCAATTCTGTTATAGAGATCTTTCATCAGATGGTGGTTCTGGATATTTCTGTTATAAGGATTTTCTTAAAGGAAAAGATTGTACAGGAAAGAAACCATATTTTCCAGGCTATGTATTTGATCATGGAAAGTCTACTTATCGTGGTGAAGAGATTGGCGAAGGCGGAAGAGTATATGCAGAGCCAGGAATGTATGAAAATGTAGTAGTTCTTGATGTTGCATCAATGCACCCACATTCTATTTTAGCAGAATGGCTTTTTGGCAAGTATACAGAAAATTTTATGAATCTAGTGCAAGCTAGAATTTATATTAAGCATGGAGAATATGACAAAGCTAAAAAACTGTTTGATGGAAAACTTGATAAATATTTAAATAATAAAGACCAAGCAAAGGCATTGTCTCAAGCTCTTAAAATTGCAATTAATTCAGTATATGGTCTTACTAGCGCATCTTTTGAAAATCCTTTTAGAGATCCTCGTAATATTGATAATATTGTTGCAAAGCGTGGAGCGCTGTTTATGACAGATTTAAAATTTGCAGTTCAAGAAAAGGGTTTTACAGTAGCTCATATTAAGACAGATTCAATTAAGATTCCTAATGCTACTCCAGAAATTATACAGTTTGTTATTGATATGGGAAAAGCTTATGGATACACATTTGAAATTGAACATGAATATGAGAAGATGTGTTTAGTTAATGATGCTGTGTATATTGCAAAACTTAAAGATGGAGAATGGGAAGCAACTGGTAAACAGTTTGCTGAACCTTATGTGTTTAAGACATTGTTCTCTAAAGAGCCATTGATATTTGAAGACTATGCACAAGTAAAGCAAGTTCAGACAGCTCTTTATCTTGATTTTAATGAAAATTTAAAAGAAGATGAACATGACTACAAATTTGTCGGAAAGACAGGTTCATTTGTTCCAGTAGTTGAAGGCAGTAATGGTGGATTGCTTCTTAGACAAGTTGAAGAAGGAAAGTATTCATCTGCTGTTGGAGCTAAAGGTTATAGATGGATGGAATCCGAAGTAGTTAAGAAATTAAACTTACAAAAGAATATTGATATTTCATATTATAATAAATTAGCAAATGAAGCAAAAGATGAAATATCGCAATATGGTGATTTTGAGTGGTTCACATCGAGCCACTCTTAATTTATATTTTAAAAAGCCAAAAATTGGAGGAAAGAAAAATGGCAAGAAGAGAAAGAATTGATGACGTAACAATCAGAGGCGCAGCTGGAACTCAGCTTATCTTTAGGAATTTTGAAGGCGCAGCAGGAAAGTTCAACAATGCTGGCGATAGAAATTTCTGCTTGATAATTGATGACGAGCTTGCTGGTGAATTGCAGTCTAAAGGTTTTTCAGTAAAGCATACTAAGGCAAGAGATGATTTTGATTCAGTCCCATATATTAAGATTAAAGTTGGTTTTACATTGAAGGACGGAACAGATAATCCTTACCCTCCGAAGATTTACAAGATTGATTCTACAGGAATGAAGGCACTTGATAAGACAAATGTAAAGTTCCTTGATGGTGCTAGAATTGTAAAGGCAGACTTGATATTCTCTGGTTATCAGTATGAGGATAGAGAGACAGGTGAGACAAGGTACTCTGCTTACCTTAGAAATCTCTATGCTGAAATTGAAGAGAATGATCTTGAGCGTGAGTACAATGAGAGGTTTGCTGGAATGGATGTGCAGGACCCTGGCGAACTTCCGTTTAAAATAAATTGATATTGATGCCTAAACTTGACGACTATCAAGTAAAGGCTGTAGAAATGCTGAAGACCGGTGCCATCTTATGCGGTGACACCGGTTCAGGCAAATCTATTACAGCTTTGGCATACTTCCATGAAAAAGTTTGTAAAGGACAAACATATCCTTGGAAAGATCGATTGATATTTAAGAAATTGTATATCATAACAACAGCTCGTAAGAGAGATACTCATGAATGGGAATATGAATTAGTAAATTATCTTCTTGTTAAAGATACAGTTATTGATTCATGGAATAACATTAAGAAGTATGCAGATGTTAAAGATGCTTTCTTTATATTTGATGAACAGCGAGTTGTAGGTTATGGAGCTTGGTCAAAGACATTTATTAAGATTGCAAAAAATAATGATTGGATTTTATTAAGTGCTACTCCAGGTGACACATGGTCTGATTACATTCCAGTATTTATAGCTAATGGCTTTTATAGAAATAAAACAGATTTTTGTCAACAACATGTAGTTTATAATAAGTTTACAAATTTTGCAAAAATAGAAAGATATATTAATACTGGACGTTTAGTATTGTACCGTTCTCAAATATTGATAGACATGGATTATGTCAAAAGTACAGTTCAACATCATATGTTCATCACCTGCGGTTTTGATAAAATGAAATATGATTTGATTGTAAAAGATAGATGGAACATTTATGATAATTGTCCAATAGAGAATGCAAGCCAATTATGTTATCTAATGAGGAAAGTTGTAAACAGCGATATTAGAAGACTATTTGCTTTGCAAAAAATTATAGATGAAAAATCTAAAGTTATTGTTTTTTATAACTTTGATTATGAGTTGTATATGCTAAGAGACTTTGCTAGTAAAATTGATATTCTATGTCAGGAATGGAATGGCCATAAACATGAGCTAGTTCCAAAAGGTGACAAATGGATTTACCTTGTTCAGTATGCTTCTGGAAGCGAAGCTTGGAATTGTATAGAGACTGACACCATTGTATTCTTTAGCCAAAACTATTCATACAAAACAATGAAACAATCGGCTGGAAGAATAGATAGAAGAAATACACCATTTAAAGATTTATATTATTATCATTTGGTTTCTAAGTCATCTATCGATAATGGTATAAGAAACACACTGAATAAGAAAAAAGACTTCAATGAGTCTAAATTCTTCGCAAAAATTGCTCGCGAAAAAAACTTAGCATATAATAGAGAGAAGGGATAAAATATGATTTTTACCTTTCTTATTAATTTTTGAGGAGGCTTGATATTTTATGAGAGAATCTAAATTTCAAAGCGACCTCATAAAAGAGATTAAAGAGAGAATGCCTGGCGCGATAGTTACAAAACTAGATGCTAAGCATATTCAAGGGATTCCAGATTTATTGATATTATACAATGACAGATGGGCAACCCTTGAAGACAAAAGATCAAAGGATGCGTCGCATCAGCCGAATCAAGATTACTATGTTGAGAAGATGAATAATATGTCATTCTCAGCATTTATATTTCCTGAGAATAAAGAGGAGGTTCTAAATGATCTTCAACGAGCACTGGAATCAGGTAGGTAAGCACGCCTTTCTGAGTGCATCAAAATATAGCTGGATAAATTATGATGAAGACAAATTAGTAGAGTCTTATAGAAATTATCTTGCTGTTGAAAGAGGAACTGAGTTACATGCATTTGCTGCTAAGTGTATTGAGCTTGGTCAGAAGCTTCCTAACACAAGAGCCCATTTAACATTGAATGAATATGTTAATGATGCCATTGGTTATAGAATGTCTCCTGAAAGAGTTTTATATTTTAGTGACAATGCATTTGGAACAACAGACTCTATAACTTTTAGAAATAATACATTAAGAATTCATGATTTAAAAACAGGTGTTACTCCAGCACATATGGAACAGCTTGAGATTTATGCAGCTTTCTTTTGTTTGGAGTATAAAAAGAATCCAGAAGACATAATGATAGTTTTAAGAATTTATCAGAATAATGAAATTCTTGAAGAAATTCCAGAACCTGGAGTTATTCGAGCAATAATGGCAAAAATAATATTGTTTGATAAACGAATACTTGATATTCAGAAAGGAGTCTAGTAATGAGTGACAATCAGGATTACCTAGCGCACATAGGAGTTGCTAGACGTTCTGGAAGGTATCCTTGGGGTTCTGGAGATAATCCGTATCAGCATGAAGATTGGTTTGCTGGTTTCGATTATGGAGATAATGAATATGACAGAGAGCCTTGGTTTTGTGATGAAGTTGCAAAACTTAGAAGTCAAGGATATTCTCCTAAAGAAATAGCAAGAATGCTGACACCAAAGAATAGTTATAAGACAACAATTGCAGAAAAAGATAATCCAGAATTAGGAATTAAGAAAGGCGATAAAGTATTTAAACTTGATGAAAATGGAAAATTGATATTTGAAGAGATGTCAGTTGACCAACTTCGAGCAAGAAATTCCGTATCTCTTAAAGCTAAGAAACAAAACGAGATCAATACAGCTCTTAAGCTTAAAGAGAAGGGAATGTCTAATACTGCTATTGCAGAAAAGATGTTCGGCGACAAGTCGAAAGAGTCTACTGTAAGAAATCTTCTTGCTCCTAATGCAATGGAGAAAGCAGAAGCAATTGATAATACTACTAAAATGCTCAAGAAAATGGTTGACGACAAAAAGTTTGTAGATGTCGGTAAATCAGCTGAGCTATTAGCTGGTATCACAAGAACTAGATTGCAAACAGCGATTGCAGCTCTTAGAGATCAAGGATACGAATTAAAATATATTCAAGCCAAACAAGTGCAATTACCTGGTCAAAAGACATCAATTCAGGTTTTATGTCCTCCTGGAACAACCTACAGTGAAGCTGTTAAGGCTGTACTTGAGGATAACAAGCTTGAAACTCTTGGTGAGTATCATTCTATTGATAACGGTAAGACATGGCTTGGCATAAGAACTCCTGAATCTATTAGTTCTGACAGAATTTATATTCGTGATGGAGCCCATGGTGGTCTTGAAAGAGATGGTCTTATCGAACTTCGTCCTGGAGTTCAGGATTTGTCATTACAGAATTCGACTTATGCTCAAGTTCGTATTGCTGTTGATGGAACTAGATATATTAAAGGTATGGCTGTATATAATGCAGATGCTTTTAAAGATGTTCCTAAAGGAATTGATATTATTGTTAACTCAAAGCATGAGTCTGTTGGTAAATATACAGACAAGCTTGAGCATCTTAAGTTAATGAAAGGTCTTTCGCAAGATCCAGAAACTGGAAAGATAACAGGAACAGTAGATAAAGATAATCCATTTGGTGCTTCTGTTAAGCTTTCAGAAGAACAAGGAGAAGCAGATGCTAAACTTCTTGCTGGTGGACAGCATGAATACCTTGATATTCATACTGGAGAAAAGAAACTTAGTTGTATTAACAAAGTAAATGAAGAAGGCGACTGGTCTAAATGGCAAAAGTCACTTGCTTCAGAATTCTTAGCTAAACAACCTAATCCTCTTGTAAAGAGACAGCTTGATGAAGCTTTTAAGCTTAAAGAAGATCAATTTGAAAGAATTAATCAGCTTACAAATCCAGCTGTCAAGAAAAGATTATTAGAGCCATTTGCTGAGAAATGTGATTCAGATGCAGTAAAATTGAAGGCCGCTGCGCTTCCTAGACAAGCCACATCTGTAATCATTCCGTCAGTAACATTAAAAGATAATGAGATTTATGCTCCTAATTTTAAAGATGGTGAAGAAGTAGTTCTTGTTAGATATCCTCATGGAGGAAAGTTTGAGATTCCTCATCTTATTGTTAACAATTCAAATAAAGAATGCCAATCAATAATCGGTACAAGTCCAAGAGATGCAGTTATGATTAATAAACATGTTGCAAATCAGTTGTCTGGTGCTGACTTTGATGGTGATACAGTAATTGTTATTCCAAACAATAATAAAGAGATTAAATGGATTGATAATACTCTTCCTGCATTTGCTAGTTTGAAAGACTTCGATACAGGAATTTATGCTAAACCCGATGGAACCCCAAAGCCTAAACACCAGACATGCCAAATTGAAATGGGTAAAGTAACAAACTTGATAACTGACATGCAGCAGTTTGGTGCTTCAAATAGTGAAATTGTTAGAGCAGTTAAACACTCAATGGTAGTTATTGATGCTGAAAAGCATAACCTTGATATTCGTAGATCGTATATTGAGAATGGTATTCAAGCATTAAAAGATAAGTATCAGCAAGGTGGTGGAGCTGAAACAATAATTTCAAGAGCTAAGTCTCCACAAATAATTAATACTAGAAGATTAGCTAGGCAATCTGAAGGTGGACCAATTGATCCTGAAACAGGAGAAAAGAGATACATTGAAGTAGAAGAGTATTATCCAAAACCCGTGATGAAAACAGTCAAAGGTGAAAAGGTTCCTGTTCTTGATGAGAATGGCAAACCAATGTGGACTGAAGAAAGAAGAACTATTAAGTCTACTAAGATGGCTGAAGCTAAAGATGCAAGAGAATTGCTGTCTGGTCCTGATCATATTGGAACAGAAGTTGAAAGAACATATGCAAATTATGCCAATCAGCTTAAAGCTCTTGCAAACAAGGCAAGAAAAGCAAGTCTTGAAGTTGAGGATCAGCCTTATAATGAAGCAGCAGCTTTAAAGTATAAGCAAGAAGTCGATTCTCTTAAGAATAGTCTTAGAACAGCATTGATTAACAAGCCTGCTGAAAGAAAAGCTACAGCATTAGCTAACATTATTCTTAAACAGAAAATGCAAGACGATCCTTCAATTAAAGAAGATAAAGAAAAGAAAAAGAAGTATGCCAATCAAGCCATTTCTGGAGCTAGATTAATGGTGGGTGCTAAGAAGCAGACAATCCCCATCTCGCCAAGAGAATGGGAAGCAATACAAGCAGGTGCTATAAGAAAGTCTGTGCTAAAAGAGATTCTAGATAACACAGACCTAGAGGTAGTAACCAAATATGCTACCCCCATTGAAGAAATTAGTATCACCCCTGCTAGACAAGCAAGAATTAAGGCTCTTATTGCAGCAGGACACACACAGACAGAGGTAGCAGACCTCCTCGGTATCTCTACCTCTACCGTCAATAAGTATAAGTAAGAAAGGAGAATTGTATGGGTAATAATAAAGCAATCCTCCTATCTACAACCGACAATCCTTACAACCCTTTTACACAATATGTTGATTGGAGAAACTATGATCACCAAAAAGGGTACTGCTGTGAAGAATTTCTTGCCCGTATCTCTAAAACAGACATAGAGATGCCTGAATCATTGTATCAAAAGTTTACTAATGATGCAGTTAAAGAGATTCTTAAACTTACAGCAGAGTATCCAGATCCTAGACTTCCAGAAGGGGTTGAATACATTGCTATAGAGGAGCCCTAGTTAATAGGGCATACACCTCCTCTATATACCCTATGGGATAGGGGGTAGTTATTGGACCGCACCTCAATACACTACCCCCCTATCTCTATTTAATATACCACCATCATTTTAAAATTAATTATTGTTTAATTAAAGTTTATTAACATTTATTATAGTTCACATCACACCTCATATGGCTAATACACGCCTTTGACCCATTAGAGTTTCCATAATCTTCAATTAATTATAATAATTTGTTAATAAACTTTAATTAAATAATAATTAATTCAATTTTAAACAATTTTTAACTAATTTTACTAATTATTCACAAAGTTTAGATTAATTTAACGAAAATTAATCTATTCTTATCCAAAATTTTGTAATTTTTACTAATTTTTCACAATTTTAACAAATTTTAATAATTATTTGGTATAGTTTGATGGCTTGCAATCACACAAAATCGCACCATCACCCCCTGTGCTAGGTCAAATTAGGTACCTAGAGGGGGGTCTCGAAAAATATACCCCCCATAGCCATCGCGGCGGTCTTAAAAAATGCCCCGGTGGATATTTTTATATTTACATTTTACCGCGTAGAAACTCCGTGGGTAGTAACCCTACTGGCTACGGCTGATACTGAACGTATTCGCGGAGTTTCTAAGCTGTAAAAGCATGTTAAAACTTGTAAGGATACTATAGAAACGCACCATAAATCTATAGTAAAGTGAGTCAAAGTGATATGAAATGGATATTCTATAACCCAAATCCATATGGAAACAATACTGGAGATTGCGTTATTAGAGCATTGACGTTGGCTTTTGGAAAAAACTGGGATGATGTTTATAGCATGTTGGCAGA